CGTTCTGAGTTTGAGCATTCCGCCCGCAACGCCGCCATCGCCTGGCTGATGAAATCGTTTGGCAACTTTGATAACGACGTCACCAGCGTGATGCAGACCTATTTCCACTACTGCTCGCTGTCGATGAGGCTTAGTAGAAACAGGAAATTGCAGGAAGTAGGATTTAAGTACGGTTAAAGCAGATGCTTACCGCAAAGCGACTAACTACTCAGCAGGTAGTAACATCGTTTTGCGGTAATTTTTTGCCCCATACATGCCCCACCAAGCGCACCTACCTTTGCGTGTCTCAAATCTGTCCCATCAGATAGTCGGCCGGTATGGCTCATAAACCGCCAGCACTTCGGCCGTTACCTTTCCCAGCACCACTACCCCATCAAGTCCCTGACCGTCGATCGTCTCGCCATCCTGAGTGATGATGCCGCTGGGGAACAATTTCCCAATCTGCGGGTAATCCTCAAGCTGATATGCAACGGTGTCGCCTGGCTTCATCCGGGCAGAACGGTCTACCAGTACGAAACCTTCCGGCGTTTCAACGCGCATCATATTGGCCGGGTTCGGCATCAGAATATCGTTCAGGTTAAGTCGGTGCTCAATATGGTCCTGCGCAGGAGATGGAAAGCCCATGTCAGATACCCCCGTTCGGGTTGAACATCTGGAAGGTATGGGCCTCGCCCTCTTCTGTGGAAATATCACGAAAATTATGGGTGTAATTCTCGATCCACTGATTAGCTTCACGTAGTGACATGTGCCAATTGAAACGCTCAAGCGCGGCAACGAAGTCACGCGTAGTTATGGTTCTCCTGCCACTCTCCTCCATCTTGATGGACTGAGTGAATGCAAAAAGAATGTCGTCGGTACGCGCCATGATGAAAATCCTCCATTGATAAAAACTGTATGCATAAACAGTAATATCGATCGGTGGTTTTGATCAAGGCGGAGCGGCTCACAGATTTGTAAAGGTGCAGCTGGATAGGCATGAATCTTAGAGATAGGAATATTCCTATTGTGTATGATGGCGATTACCCCATACCGCATCAGGCTCAGATCTGAGCGAATCTTAATTTCAGGGAAATAGGCCTTAGGGCGAAAAGGAAAAAAGATGAGTAATTCGTTAGCTCTAAATGAGTTTGATTTTAATGGTAACGCAGTCAGAACAATAACCGACGAAGCCTCAGAGGTGTGGTTTGTCGCCAAGGATGTGGCTGACATTCTTGGCTATGCAGAGACGAGCAATATGACTGAAAGGCTCGATGATGATGAGAAAAGAAAGCATACCCTGCAAAACGGACGAAACTATACTAATCAGATACTTATAAATGAATCCGGACTGTATAATGCAGTGATGGGATCCCAGAAGGCTGAGGCCAAGTACTTTAAAAAATGGGTTACATCAGAGGTTCTTCCATCTATCCGTAAAACAGGCGGATACAATATGGTTCCGCAAACCTATGCCGATGCGCTTCGCCAACTTGCCGACCAGGCAGAAGCGACGGAACGCGCGCAAGCGATGCTGGAAAAGAAAGACGAACAGTTCAAATCTGTACGCGGATCTTTCGGCAACCACGTCATGCAACATAACAAATATGTTCATAGCAAAGGCGAAGGATTTAGACATGCAACTATTGCGCATGTCAAAAGTTCAATACCCGGAAAGTACAGTTGGCAAAGCCTAGCAAACTACTGCAGCTACCATAAGCTTCCTGTTGAAATACTGACCCCTCATTATCAAACAGTTCCTCTAAACTCGTACCCAGCAGAAGCATGGATGGCTATCTACAACATTGACATCTCAGACCTCTAACTGCGTTCAGCAAAAAAATGAGTAACCCGGCCACCGCGCCGGGTTTTTAATGCCCATCGCTTGGCTCCCGTTCATCTGCTGACCTACGCTTACCAGGCCCACCCCGCAGCCTGCTGAGACTGGCGCGGTCCGCTCTGCCCGGTCGCCGGGCTTTTTTAATGGTCAGCATTAGCTGAGTCTGTCGCTGTTTGCTCTGGTGGCGTTTCAGACTGATTGACTAAAGCCCACTCCATTCGCATATCTGTTTCGTTCGCGTCATCTGTTGATGCGTTGATAGAATCAACCAGCTTTATAAGCTTGGATTTAGCTGAATCGGGGTCAGTCAGACACTCGAGCATCAACTTAACTACATCTTTTAATGCCTCAGTATTCAATGCTGTAATCCCGGCATAATCCAGAGACAGCTGATCGTTAATTATTTCTCCATCTTCTAATACTATTTCTTCACCGCCGACGGTGACGGATTCTGGAAGTATTTTTTGTGCGTCTTGCGCTATAACACCTGCCCGAGCCCCTCCCTGAATCTGGTAGGTCATACCCCTTAGCGTCATGGACTTGGAAAGCGCATCACCAATGAAACGCTTGTTAAACTTAAGTCTTGAGTCGGATGTCGGGTTGAATGAGACCGCATAGCAGGCCCCGTTACTGTTGGCTCTAAATGTCTCTGTGCTGTTTTGTACCAATCTAAAACAATGATACTGCCCGGACACCAGATAGTATTGAGGAAAAATATCCCATGTTGAAGATGATCCTAACAACTGCAGCCTGTTGTTGACGTTGCCTGAAGATTCAGTCTGGCGACCATCGATAGTTAACGCATTAACAGCCGCTGTGATTGTAACTGCTGAAGTGATCGCACCCCCGGTTTTATTGTTAACAGTAGAAAGTCGCGAATCATTCCCCGCCGCTACTGTTCCAGCTGTTGTCCCCACATTTCTAGTTGCAGAATCTCCCAGCCCGCTGAGTGAGGTTGCCAGGCTTTTCCATGATGGGCCACTGTATTGAGTACCGTCTGGCAGCGTAACGGTTACATTGCCGCTTGCACTATAAACCTGCTGCCAGTTCGCCTTTTCCTGAATCATGCCGCGCAGAATTTTACCCATGTCATTCATGGCTTGCTGAGTTACGGCATACATTAAACTGGCTGGCACGGCATACCATGCAAGTCCGCCAGCTGTCGAGCCAGTATAAGCGGCTCCAATAGTCAATTGAGTACTGGATGCGATAGACGCCACAATCAAAGTGTAAGGTGTCCCGCCTACAATCACTCCGATGAAATCACCTGCTTTAAGCTCTGTAATGAAACTGGTTCCACTTCCTGTCACGGTTGCTGAACCGTTGGTAACTGTAATAGTGCCTGCTGGCATAGCGTTCTCCGGGTAATAAAAAACCCGGCGTGGTAGCCGGGTTATCGTGTTGTCGATTTCGTCAATCCGCTTTAAAAAGGACTCTTAAAGAAACGTCTTTTTGTGGGGAGTTTTTTGGGTATTTCCATGTTGCTATTTGTTTTTTAACTTCGCGGTCAAAAACATATTTGGGTTTAACACTTATGACTCTAATGTTTTCCGTTTTTCCTTCAGGGGATATGTCATAGATCACATTAACCTCACCACCGATGCGAAGCATTTCGGCCCTTTCAGGATAAGTAATGTTATTGCCTGCATGTACGAATGTTGAAAAAACAAAAAGTAAAACCATCACAAAATTGCGCATAATTGCCTCCATAACCGAAAGCATATCACCTTTATATTTAAGTAATATCAAGTCGGAAAAATGATCGTTTAGATCAATACTTTTAACTAAGATTAGAAAGTATTCCGTATGGTATGCGCATTCCGTATGGCTTCAGCGTACTAGCCCAAGTCTGCTGAAGCTGGTTTACCCACTGGCACTGCAAAGTCCCGTTAGAAAATTTGAAGAAAGGTCCAGAGTATCCCGTTGCGGCACCATCATCGGAGATATTCCCTCCAGGCACTGAGCTAATAAGAAACCATGTGTTGGTTCCTATGTACTGAGAATAAACGGCATTATCTAAGTCAAAGTTAGCCGGCACATCGAAGAAACCCAGTATACGTGGTATTTTTGCCGCCATCACAGCAGACCATACAAGTTGCCCCGCTGAATTGAAGACATCTCTGTAACCGCTTTCCACGGGCATGTCGCTACGTGTCCGCGCCATTGAACCGGCATTGGCAGTCATCCAATCTGGTCCGGTGAAAAACATTTTCGCGTTATTATTTGGTTTGAACCAACGCAGGTTGTCATCAAGCGGAACACTGGCGCTCACGTGCCCCATGTCAGTTGAATTACCTAACTGGCAGGAGATGTTGTAGTAACCGATATCTGTGATGCCTGCGTAATTAACCGTATCCCGGTAATAGGTGCCCTTAAAATCCGAATCAATTACAAGGGCACCTGCCGAGTTAAATACCTGATATCCACTCATATAAATGCATACATATCCAAAGTGAGAGTGACGGCAGCCGTGTAACTCGATAACTTGAAAACACGAAAGCCACCATCGTATGAACGAACTGCAAAATTAGATGGCGTAAAATACGAACTACTTGAAACTGAGACGACAACGACAAAAGATCCTGATGCCGTCAGTCCTGCAAATGAACCAGCGACAAGGTTGGTATTTGCTGCCATCGTAACTGTCGTTCTTCCGAGGTACCGCGTATTATAATCGCCAATATCGACGATCAGCTTTCCGTTTGCGTCCCAGCATTGAAGACCTCCAGCCATTTGACCTCCTTACCAAAGACCGTCTCTGATTCGTAATGTGCCATTAGAGTCATATACCTGCCGCAACGTGCCAGTATCTATAACTCTTCCCGAGCCATTTGCTGCATTGCGCTCAAAAGTTCCCGCTTTATCAAGGCGCCAGCCTTTTGAGCCGGAGACAAAATCGTTTGACTGAATATAATTCCCAATCATTGCGTTTGTAATCCACCCTTCACCAATGAAAGCCTGGCTGATAAGCACCTGGCCGTCCTTGATGACAAACGGTGAGTAAAGGCTATTGCCGACTCCGCTCATGACAACAAACTGGTTAGCGTTGACGGCAACGCGTGTGTCCACTCCACCGCTACCATTTACAGTTGCGGCAACAGATAGCCCGGCATCGTAATTAACACTGTTGTAGCGAATGCCGGTTTTCAGGGTATAAATTGCGGATGGACTTGAAGCATCCGCATAAGCGGTAAACTTCTGCTGAATTGCCGCTTCGTTGGCGACGATGGCCTGACCCTGAGAATCTATCCTCTGATTTGTAGCTTCAAAGCTGGCAACTACATTTGTCTCAAGTTGTGCAATTGAGCTTTGAGCATCGGCTGCTACTTTCTGCGCCTGAAGTATCCCGGCGCGGTTATTACCGTACTGCGACCACTGCTGATTGACTGAATCGTAATCAGCCAGCATATTTTGTAATAATGCCTGAGGGTCTGTGATAAGAGGTTCCAGCAGCTGCTTGCCATCGGGTGAAGTCAAAAACTCTTCCACCACGCTCCCAATGAGATCATCAGCGTTAACGTTGGACATGCCAGCAGTAAAAGCAGTCCAGTCGCCGGTGTTCCCGATACGGTCCACCAGCCGGGCGCGGTACCAGCGGCGAACGCCGGCCGGCATCGGGCCGTGCTGATAGCTGACGCCCGGATAAGGTACGTATGCGAGGAACTGGGGGTTTTGCCCGTCTGCCGTGGTGGCCACCTGAATTTCCGTATAAGAGGTATCGCCAGAGCCATCAGGGAAAGCCCAGGTTACATCGATTGCCCACACTACGTTATCCGTAGCTTTCAGGTTAACCGGCGTGCCGGGCTTACCTGCTTTGCCACTGAGAGAAGTTGAATCGGCATAACCCCACGGCGAAGAAACCTCCGCCGCATTTACGCCGCGCACCCGGACATCATAAACGCCGGTATAAATTCCCTGAACGCTGAAACCCTGCGCGCTGGTGACTGCGACGTTAATCCAGTCGCCTTTATCCTTGCGCCACTGAGCCACGTAGCTGATAGCGCCCTCAACACGATCCCACGTCACCTGCATCGAGGAGACAGAAAGGCCCTGCTCAACAAAGCTGACTTCACTGATTTTGATGTTGGCCGGCGCTTTCAGTACGCTGATTGGCGTGACAGTGATTGGCGCTGGCTCAATGCGCACGCCATCATCAATGTAGCGGTACTTATTCGGGTCGTGCTGCACGCCTGCAATAGTAAACGTGCCGTCATCATTCCCGGCCACGGAGGTGACGCGGAAATACTGGATTGCCAGATTATCACTGTCGATAGCCCACACCGCGCCCGCTACCGGCGTCATACGGAATGAAGTATTTACGCTCACAGTTTTCTTATCGGCACTGATACTGCCAATGGTCCGCGTCTGTGCCGTGCCGTCAGGCAGGTTCACCACCAGCCGGTCACCCGCTGAGTAATCAACAGGACGGTCGAGGGTGATGCGCAGTCCGTTCACTGAACTGATACGGCCACCGTTCTGTTTACCCGACCTGAAGGGATCGGCCACACCAATAATTTCTGCCGGTATCGGGATGTAACCATCAAGGCCCACACCGAATGAAATGGTCCCGTCTTTGGCATTGGAGAGAATGGCCCAGCGCCCTCGCCGGTGCGCCTCGCTCTGTGATGTGCAGCCAATTGCCGTCAGGCTCATCTCGCGGACATCGTAGCGCTGCACCAGATCAGAATCGTAAACGCCTTCAACGGTGTCCGAATAGTGGTTAACCGGATCGGACCAGCTCACCTGACATGATGAGTAACGGTTTTTGTAGCTGCCGCCGGCATAGGTAAACAGGCCGTCAATCACATTAGACGCGTGGTAAACGAAATCGACGTCAACGTTGCCGTCAGAATCAACCTGCGGCACATCGGCATTCACAAATATCTGGCTGTTCCCCCAGAACGTGATTCCGCGGAATATCGCCGCTATGTCCTTCAGTACGGTGTAAGCATCCTGCTGGCTCTGGATGAAGACGTTACAGGTAAAGCGCGGCTCGGTGCCGCCAGCGCCGTCCGGCACCATCTGATCGCAATACTGTGCGATACTATAAAGTTCCCACTTATCGATCATGGTGGCATCGACACGCGTACCCATACCAAATATTTTATCCAGCACCAGGTCATAGAAAATCCATGCCGGGTTATTGGTGTATGCGTATTTGAAATCACCCTGCCATGTTCCGGCATAGGTGCGTGACACCGGGTCATAGGTGGTCGGCACACGGACCAGGCGGCCTTTTGGTTTACAGGTTACTTTAGGTGCCTGCCCGCTGAACTGGCTGGCATCGACTTCAATATAAAGCAGCGCGGTATTGGGATAGCGCAGTTTGCTGTCGATAACCTCGGCGAACGAGAAGACTTTGAAAGCGTTAACCAGTTTTGAGGATGAAGAGTCCGCTGTGATGCGCCGAACCCTGATGGACCAGCCTGATGTTGCTTTCGGTAAATCAATACGGTGATCGCGCTGATACTCGGACGTGGTTTTACCGTTAAAACTCCCATCAACCACCGTGACCCATGAGCCGCCGTCTGTTGAGAGGTCCACCGCGTACTGCGTAACGGTACCGACCATGTCGCCGTTATCTTTGTATTGGTACTGAACCGGCAGACTCAGCTTAATCCGGACGGCATCGAGAGTGAGGTTGGTGAACTGGCGGGTCCAGGCCACCGCCTGAGTGACCACAACGCCCACGGACAGCTCGTTATCAACTTCCGGCATGCCCTGAATATAAGTCTGGTCCTGCGTGCCTTTGCGCCAGTCCCATACTACGCCGGTGAAATTGTAGGTTCCGTCGTCGTTCGCCAACTGCGTATCGTTCAGGTAAATCTGCTGAGCGGTTAAATCGCCCTGAATCTCACCCTCTGAGATAGCCAGCAGCATTTTTAATTTTGCGATTGAAAGCAGATCATCAGCCTGCTCTACCGGGGTGTGAGCGCTGCCGCCACCGCCTTTATTGCCCTGAATTGTGGCACCTTCAAGAAGTCGCATATTTCACCCATAAAAAAAGCCACCCGAAGGTGGCCTGAAAAATTAATCCGGTTTGCTTACTGCTGGTCGCTGGTAAAGCTGCCCGCGCTGATGATCGCCCCGCCGATTTCCCGCTGCCCATACAGGACAGGAACGGGATAACCCATTGCCACGGTATTCACCGGTGATCCAAACGCGTAGTTAGGCTTGTTATCAGTGCTGGATGATGCGCCGACGTTGTACTTTGGCTGGGGTGTAAGCATCTGGATGACGCCTCCCAGCATCATGCTGATGCCAAGCCCGGTCAGCGCGGTAGTTGTTGCGGCGGCTGTGGCCGCACTTATCCCTGCAAACGCCGCGAATGATGCCCCCGCAGTGAAGAACGCGGCAACGAGTGCCACTGCGCCGATGATGATCTGCAGCGTGCCACCGCGCTTTGACCCTTCCAGAATCGGCTCCATTTCAAACTCTGTGGCGCCGGATGACATATCAAACTCCAGCAGGCCGATGTTTTCTTTCCCGCTGAAGAAGGCAAAGCGAATACCGTTCAGGTGAGCATTAGAAACGTATTTTTTAAAGCCAGGCACCTGTGAGCACATTGCCCTGATGAGTTCACGCAGATCGGCAACGTGGTACTGATGTACGCTCCCGAATTTTTTCGCCATCTGCCCCTTCAGCCGCATAGTTTTAATCACTGATAAGCTCCTTTCTCCGGACCACACGAACGGTGCGGTTGCGCCAGTAATCGCCATATGGAACTCGAGTAGAAAGATTTCCCTGGTTGTGATGTAACATCAGGTTATTACCAAGGTAAATGGCGGCATGGTTGGTCACCGGCGACTGGATGCGCATCATGATCATGTCGCCTTCCCGCATCGCTGCCGGCGGAACTTCGATGAACCCCTCAGCCTCCCAGTTATCGTCATAGCGATTTTCTTTGCCATCCAGCCACCACTCGTAATCCACAGACCAGTTGTTGAGGATGATGCCGTGCTCCTGCCGGTAATAGTCCATGATGAGCGTCCAGCAATCAGCAAATCCCAGCACCCATTGCCGCCCCACAAGCTCGCGATCGCCTCGCGGGCTGATAGTACAGAAATCGCCGTCCGGCCATGACATGATCCCCCATTCAACGCCGGAATAATCGCACTGTATCCGGTCACGTTCTGACGGGATAAGTTGTGGCACGTCAGGATGCGAATGAATGACCATCAGAATGTCACCCTCTTTCTCCGCTGCCCGCTTATCCTCCGGAGACAGAATGAAATGCTCTTTTGGTTCATCTGAAATGTTGCGGCAGGGAAAATACTTCTGTGCCCTGCCGGACTGGATAACCATCCCGCACGCCTCCTGCGGATATTCGGCAGCAACGTGCTCACGGATCGCCTCAAGAATTTTTTTTCGCATGGTTATTTGCCCTGAAGGTTAGCCGCCGGAAAGCCCCCAAACGACAATGGCTGATCCTCCCCGAACCGGGCCTTGCAGTCTGCCATTCTCCCGCCACAAATATCTTTTGACGGGTCATCTGTGGGAGTGCCATCTTTCGCAAAGTACCGGCTACCGGCGTAATCACAACCGGTGCCAGTGCGATACCAGCCACGCATGCACCAGGTGCATACCGGCGTAATCTGGCGTGACGGCAACTGAAGGCTCTGGATGTCGAACGGTGAGCACAACTCAAAGTCAACCTGTACACGTGTCTCCGCGGTTTTGGCGTTGACGTAAAAAAGCTGCACCCTTTCTTCCTGCGGATTAGCCGTCGGATTGCCCTGCATCCAGTTTGCAGCGTCGAGGTATTTCGCCATTGTGGTGTGAATACGGACTTTGGCTTTCACCAGGTCGTCAAACTGCAGGCACAGCGCGGTGACATGATTTCCCACGTTCCCCACAGAAAGCTTTGGTGTTGGCTGCGAACCGGAGCTGCTCATTTCAAGGCCAGTCAACTCATAAGGATGCGGGTCGTATTCATTGCCCTGCCAGATGATTGATGGCAGGTTTTCAGCTGCAAATGACGCCCAATTTTCTTTTTCTGTAGGTATGTTATAGGCATGAAACCTCAGCACGGTATCCATCCCAAAATCGCTCCCATCGACCTCAATCAGTTGCACCAGACTTCCCGGATCGAGCTGCTGAATATCCTGCGTAAAACTCATATTTCACCCAATAAAAAAGGGCGCTGGGCGCCCTGATGATTATCGTGACATGTCACGGTGCGAAAGCCTGTTCGAATGTGAAAGCAATTTCAGCAAATTCACCGTTTACGAATCGCGGGTTGATAGAATCTGACTTGACGCGATAAAGCTTTTTCTCTCCCCATGGGTTAATCCACCAGAATGAGGCGGTAATGTGCGCCCGAAGAAAAGCCCTGACCTCAGCCATGACGTTTATTTTCCCGTTACACGCAAGTGACCAGGTTTCTGCCTGATCGTTTATTCCACGCCCCGCAATCTGTTTGTAACCGTCCCCGAACTGAGCCTGCAGTACTGACACGGTTACCTGTTCACTGGCCTCAACACGCACACACCAGCCGAATGTATCTGTAGCCATTTTTTACCTTCAGGTTGTTCTGTAGAGCAGCCCGCCGGGCGATATCTCTTTTCTAAGTCGCTCAGTAAGGGTTGTTTCGACAATGGATTTCAGCTGCTTAGCTGCGCTGTTGGTACCCGCGGCTGATGCATCTCCGGCGCCGTCACCCTGAACAATACTGACGGGCGCATCAACCTGAATAATCGTATTGCCACTCCCCGTGGCGCGATTAACACCGGAGGCGTAAGCACGCTGACCGGGCATTTCACCAACATAGCCCCCATCTGCATACCCGCGCATCAAATCATAAAGGTTTGAAACGCCAATTCGCTCAGTTGCTTCTTTCGTGAAAACGAACTCGCCTTTATGAACCACCCCGGCAGGATCGTGCTTCCTGCCACTTCCCGTAAAGCCACCATCAGAGTAGGCCTGGAAACTGGTACTCATTCCCATAGCACCTGTACTGCCTGCAGCCGCGGCGCCGGAACCGGCCGCCCCTGCAAAGGCGCCCCCTAGACTGCCAGCAACAGACCCGAAAATGCCGCTGACCGTGTTGATAACAGCCATTTGTAATGCGACCTTAGCAATCGTCTGCAATACAGACAGCCCCCAGCTTTTCCAGTCCGCCTTACTGCTGACAAGCATCTGCGACATATTGTCCATTGCGCTATCAAGCGTGGAAGTTACGCCGGTTGATACGGCACCGGAGATGTTACTGGCACCCTCGAGCCAGTTTTCATACCCTTTCGATAACCCATTGAGCCAGTTGGCTTCAGCTGCATCAATAGCCTGATATTTCTTATCCAATTCATCGAGGGCCTGCTTGCGGGCGGCAATGGCGGCAGAGCCTTTATCGGTCTTATCAAATACCCGGTCAATCTGTTGCTGCTCATCGTAACGGCCGCGCTGCCGGTCACTCATCCCCGCGGTCTCGGTTGTCTGTACGGCTTCGTCCCGGTATTTACGCGCCGCGTCCGTCAGGTCTTTCAGCGCATCAGCCTGCTCGCGCTGCTTCTTCACATTTGCGTCAGCAAGATGCGTCCACTTCTCGAGTTCAGTTGAATTATCGCGGATTGCTTTGCGCTGCTCTTCGGTCCACTTTGTGCCAGCCTGGTGAGAGGCGGCGTAAAGCTCTGCTGCTTTCTCACCATCCGTTGCCCTGACCTTCTGGACCTCTATCGCAACGCTTAGATCTGCAATTTTCCGCGCATAGTTTTCAGCCTGAGTTGCCGCTTCACGTTCCGCTTTGTTCTGCGCATTGGTCGCTGCCGTACCGGATTTTTTGGCTTCAGCCGCTGCGGCATCTTTTTTGGCGGCCTGATCTTTGTTGTAAACGTACTGGGTGTAGAGTTCGCCAGTCAGTTTAAGATCATCAGCTTCATACTTATGCTGAGCGTGCAGCTTCTGCAATCCGCTCAGGCTGGAAAGCTCGTTATCGCGGCGGGCCTTTTCAAGTGCCGTTTGCTGCTGCGGAGTGGCGCTGGCAACGTTAACAACCGGCCCTGCATACTGAGGCGGCTTTGCACCGGCAGTAGCAGACATTGAACGGTTCAGAAGGTCATAGGCACCCTTCAGTATCGAAACCGCGCCAGCCTGCTCAACGGCCTTCTGAGTTGCCAGATCGCTCGCATCGTTGACCAGCTTTTGCGTGCTGGCGACTTTTGCCGCGGCTTGCTCACGCTGATACTCCAGCCTGTTCAGCTTATCGGTGAGTTCCACGTTCTTAGCCGTGATATCGGCCTGGTCCATGAACGTGTTGATGTAGGTCAGCGTCGGATGCTTGTTGTAATCCTGCTGAATCTGGTCAAGACCACTTAAACTGCTTTTAACCTTCTGAATCTGCGTATCGAGATCGCTTAGATCCTGCTTCTGCGCCTGCAGGGATGTGCGGGCATCAGCTGCAGTGGATTTCAGGCCCAGCACGGACATCTGCTGGAGCTTGCCGTTAATCTCATCGAGGTTATTGGCAAAGCTAACCGCTTCTTTGTGGACCTGCTGGGTGTGCTGATAGAGACCGTACATTGCAGTGCCGGCGCCAATAATCACACCCGGCCAGCCGCCAAGGATTCCAAGCACACCACTACCTAAGCGTGACATAACAGAGGCAGTATTGGTGAGGTTGTTGATGGCCGAAGTTCTGCCGGCGATAGCGTTATTGAGTCCAGACTGAGCAGCGGTCAGGTTGCGCTCTGCCAAAATCTGCGCCTCAATCGACGCGGCAGCGGCTTTGGCCTGTTGAGCGCGATAGAGCGTCTGACGCGCTGCAGCAACACTGACCTGAGCACCCCGTACCTGAGCCTGTGCAAGCGCCACCTCTGCTGCAGTACTTGAAATGACTGCGGCAGTTGATTGTGCAACGCTGCCGACCATATTGCCGAAATAACGTGCGAGGCCGATACCGACCAGAACGCCGGCTGTATCGGCCACGTTATCTATATTATTCGCCAGGCCATCCAGCACGCCAGCCAGCGATGATGATGCGCCGACAGCGCTATCAGCGCCACCAACCCATGCGAGGAAGGCATTTTGCACCTTCTGCGCCGATCCGCTTACAGAGGCTGGCAGGCTCTCAAATTCTTTGCGGAGCACTTCGACATTCGTCAGAAGTGGCACAATCTTGTCTGTGGTCAGCTGGCCGTTATTAGCCATATTTCGCAGACCGCCGATCGTAACGCCCAAGCCGTCAGCCAGCAGCTTAGCCAGCCGGCCGCCGTTTTCCATAATGGCGTTAAACTCTTCGCCACGTAAGACACCTGAGCCCAAAGCCTGACTGAGCTGGGTGATAACCGAACTGGCTTCCTCTGTGCTCGCACCGGAAAGCTTCAGTGAGGTGGCGACCGTCTCAGTTACCCTGGCAACATCAGAAGATGCATAGCCAGCGGCTCGCAGTGACTGTGCAATACGGCTGTAGAGCGTGGAGTTTGCCTCAAGGGAAGTGCCGGTACGCTGGCTGATTTCCATCAAAGTGCGCTGCGAGGTAGCAAAGTCATCGGTGGAGGTGGACGCCAGACGAAGGCGGCCGTTCATCTGGTTCCACGTATCAGCGAAATCGATAAGCTGATGCGTTGCAAAGGCACCGGCCCATGCACCAGCAAGACCGGCAGCAGAGGATTTGACTGTCGCCAGCTCAGAATTCAGTTGCGAAAGTGATCGCTGTGTCTCACGCGTGGCCGCAGCGGCTTTCTTGCCGCCCTGCTCCATCGTTTTGTAGTAATCAGCCCCCATGCGGGAAGCGCGCGAGATCTCAGACTGAAATGAACTGGAATTCGCGGAAATTTTGATAATCAGTTCGCGCAGCGTTGCCATTTTTCACCCATGAAAAAACCCGCCGGAGCGGGTTCGTTTATTAGCTGAGAATCATTGGCAGATTGTTTGGAAATTTGCTTGCGCTTTATCATCCTCATTATCTGCGATTTTGACAGGGCCGTGATCAACTAGCTTTCCATCTTTGGTGTTTATGTACACGTAAAAATTTTTATAGCCAGTGTATCCACCATAGGAATTTTTAGCGTTTACCCTTCCACATACGTGACCATCATTGTCTCCCGAAGGTTTGTAATTAGATTCAAATTTGGCGCTATCAGGATCTTTAAGTCCCTGCCTAACAACATCTTCGCCAATTTTTACAAACTCTTTATCTCTTGGTTTACAAGCAGTAAGGCAGCAAGCCGCTAAAAATATTAATACTAACCCCTTCATAAACCCTCCTTATTTTTTTAGGAGGTTAACAGGAGAGATTGATATTTTAAAGACCACCCATCCACTCTTCAAGGCCGCTGATTTTCGCCTCTTCCTCTGACCTGACCCACTGCAGCAGAATGTCACTGATCGACGCTTTACCGCCCTGAGCATTGAGGGCCGCGGCTGATATCTGCGCCGCCTGAACGTCACCTCGCCAGTCGCCAATCGGACTCATCCGGTCGAAGGCGAGCCACATTTTCAGCTCGCTTGCGGTAACGGACTGCTGGAGTTCGTGAAGGGTGCGCCCCATCCGGAGCGCAAGAGACATCAGGAAGAAAGTCAGCGGCTCTTTTACTTTGCCTCTGCCGTCTCCTGAGACATGCCGAGGCTGAGCGCCTGGCTAAGCAGCCGGGAATGTACCGGGCCATAAATTTCAGAAACGGTCTGCTCGTCGGCGTCGCTGAATACGTTTTCGCCATTTTCATCAAGCAGCACGTCAATAAACATCACCACATCAGCCCGCTTATTGCGCAGGAACTCTTCCTGCATCGTCAGCTTCTGCGGTTCCTCGCCCTCAGCAGGTTCAGGGGGCGTCATAATTTCACGGAATTTCACCCAGGCTTCACCGGACGGCTCGCGCAGCATGACTTTTGCCCCGTTCCACTCAGGCACCTCAATTACTTTTGAGCGAAATCCGGACGATGGAGCAAGCGCCAGATCGCGAAGTGCAGACGGTGATGTTTTGGTCTTTTTGGTTGGCGACATTTCATGATCTCTGTGGTCTGTTATAACAGAGTGACCATAGGCCACTCAGTGAAAGAAAAGCGGCCGGAGCCGCTTATGAACCTGACGCAACGATGCGCTTAGGCTTGCCACGTACGCGCAGCGAGTAGGTTGCACTGACCACAGATGAAGTGGTCGCACCCCACGAGCTCTGGCGCACCTCTACCAGCACGTAAAAACCGTTGCCGGACGGAAAAACCACACGCAGCGCGCGAAGCTCATCGTTTTCATAGGCCGTCTGCAGCGCAGCCTGCGCCTCTTCATCACCAACCCAGTTTCGGCTGATGCTCATCTCAGCCGGCGCGGCCAGACCGTTGGTCTGCTCCTGCTCGGTAGAGCAAAGCGTGGTAACGTCAATGTCACCTTTCTGGCCGCCGGTATAGGTGATTTCCTTCGTTGCACAGGCCGCTTCCAGCCAGTTAACGCTTGCAGAAGGAAAGCCCGCCGCGTCGAAATCTTCAGGTGTCACCGGCGCGTCAGAGACGGCAAACGTCATCCCCTTCGTTACTTCATATTTGCTGGTCATGTTTTCTCCAGACGAAAAAAAACCACCTTTCGGTGGCTGTGATGTTGGTTAGGTGGGTGATTACTGCTGGCTCTGAATTTCCAGCGTGGCCCGGAACAGGCCGGTGTCAGATTCATACCCGTTGGTTTTGTTCAGCTGGGTGAAATGCAGCGGCGACAGCGCAGCGATGACCTGCTCTCTGATAGATCGAGCCTCGACAATATCTGATGCGTATACGTCTACCTGCAGCGTGCCATTTTCCTCTGCCGGGCCACACAGCGTATCCCCAAACACCTCGCTCACTACAGTGAACACCAGCCAGGGAGGTGAAACGGACGGCGCCCCCTGCGGGTTTAAAGGCACCACGTAGGGGTAAACCTGCCCATCACACAATTCACTGAGAAGGGCGTAAATTTGCGATTCCGTCATTTTAACAGCGCCTCATCAATGGCCTGGTTGGCCCGGGCAAACGCGGCATTTGCAGCCTCTTCCTGTCTGGCATCATACGCTGGCCGAACAAAAGGGATCGCCGGCATGTTCGATGTGCCTAACTCTACAAAACGCCAGTAAAAGGCGTTACGTGAGTCTTTGGTTTTCAGTTTGCTGTCACTGTTCCCCGTACGCGGATTGGTACCGCGAATGTGGACGCCAGAAGAAATGTCGCCGTTACGGGTTCGCTGGGTCATCACCACGATGTTTTTCTTCAGCTTGCCCGTTCTTACCGGTGCACGCTTAATCACTTCATCCTGAAAAACCGTGGCAGCCGCGCGTGTTGCATCACGCATCACTTTCCGATTTTCGGCTTTACTCAGCGCATTTAGGTCATCACTCAGATCCATCAGGCCGGCAAAGTCCAGCTTAGTATCAATCACGTCTTCACCCCCTGTTTGCACAGGATTTCCATCCTGTCGTTTGTTGCCTCTGGGATTGGAGGAGCCACTACATCAAGCGTTATTCCTTTAAACGGGCCGGAATCGCATCTGAGCCTTGAGGCAGATGAAATTTCATGGTTGTTACGCACCCAGACTCTTATCGTTGCCTCAGCCCTTTCTGCACCTGAGGACAAAATCTCTCTGCCGCTAATTCCCTTTATTTCCGCCCAGACAGTTTTTCCATCCTGCCAGGTTTCTTTGACCTGACCTGAAGGCGAGCGTGAGGTAGAGAAATTCTGGATCGTCACCCTGTCCTTTAGTCTTCCTGCCTGCATATAAGCCTCATCAGACGATCGTTGGTTTTCGGAGTGAATAAATCAGGCTGGTCACGGAATAAGGTAATTGCCCCTGCTGATACTGAGTTTCTTCTTCGCCGCCGCGAACGCGGTCAAGAATGCCGACAAATATTAACGTTGCCTGCTTCACTCTTTGCAGCTCGGGCGTATCAGGTATAACGTTGCCGGCTGTGTCGATCAGCCGGTCGCGGCTTCCCTGGACATAATCCAGTATCGCCGCGCTGGCCGAATAGATTTTCAATTGCAGGTCGGCATCACCGGCATCAGTATCGATTTTAAGGTGATCTTTAGCTTCATCTAGCGATACAAATTCCAGCATCACTTAGCCCTCGCATCGCGACCGCGCTTAACAGCTAATTTCCAGCCTTTAGAGCCAACTTCACCAGGCTTATCGCCTGTTTCCTGATGGCAGTACCAGACCGAACCGCCCCACGTAACGCTGTCACCCGGGTAATACTTGACGCCGTCTTTGAAAATGTCGCGGTAGATCATTACCGGCACGCTGAACGTTTTCTCTGTTTTTTCACCGCTTGATTTAACTGCGGTGACAGTGAATTGACGATCTTCGGCCTGAGTAATCTCAATATCGCTGATACCGTCTACGAGACACTCCCAGCCATTCATGCCCGTTGTTTTCTGAAATGAGCGCCACAGGCCACCATGATGGATAGCATAGGTGCCACGCGGGTATGATTTCTCAGCATCGATATGCGGCATAATTTCAATCTGAAGCGCGTCTTTTCCATCTTCGCCAGGCTCACCATCTTCCGGCTTAGGCATTTCAGCCACCGCATCTTTCACCATCTGCGCGATATCCGGCAGCGGATCGGGTTGCGGCACTTCGATGGCAGAAACGGCCCGCTGTATCATGCCGTCAATATCAGGCAGAACTGGCGATTCTGGCACCGGAATCTCAGCCACCGCATCTTTCACCATCAGCTCAATATCCGGCAGCACCGGCGCGGCAGGGACCTCAATCTTCGCCAGCACTAAATCGGCAATAGCCTGCTCATCCGGCGCTGACTGCTGGTACTGCTCAACCAGACTTTTCAGCCTGTTAATTTCTTCAGCCTGTTCCTTCAGCGCGGTGTCATAGCGTTGTTGCACTGCTGACAGCTGCTCTTTTACTGCTTCGCTGACCGCCTTAAGCAGTGACATGTCACGTTCATTCATGGGTAAGCAGTCCTTTCAGCATTGCCTTGACCATGAAATGCTCATGCTCAGTAAGAGCTTTGCTGCTTTCATCGTCAACAGGCGGTGTCGGCGTGGTGGTCGCTTCAGATTTGGATTGAGTGCCAAACGGATCGTCACTGGCGTCCCTTCTGGCTAAAGCTGACAGCGCATAGTTCTGCTGCTGCAGGTATGGTGTGTCACCACCTTCAACCGGGGGCATATTTTCGCTTTTGCGCGCCTGATTAGGGGTGAGGAAACCAGCACCGATGCCTTCGCTGTAGGTTTTGTAACGCCCTTCAGTGTCCATGCGGATCAGTGTATTCAGATCGAATTCCACACCGGTTTGCGCGTCAAGGTCTAAAGCCTCATCCAGCAGAAGCTCAATGCCTTCGATGTGCGTCTGGAGACACTGCGAGTAGTAACCTTGGTCGAGAGCCTCAATATTGTTATAGGACGGCGTGGATGCCGTATTGACCTTGTAAATCGGGACGTGGAATGTGGAACAAATGATTTCAGCAGTCAGTTTTAACTGCTCGACCATCTGCGCATCCACGGCAGTCATCGCGACAGAGACGAAATCAGCGCCGTCTGCCAGCAATCCGGTTTTGCCAGCATTCGCACCTGAATAACCTTCATCCCAGTTATGTTTTATTTCCCGTGCCTTATCTGCATCAACTGCGCCAGGAACTTTAATTACCCCGCCGGGCTTTCCGCCATTTTTAAAATGATTTGCGGAGTTTGTCAGGATCGCATCGCCCTGCATTGCTGTCAGTCCGCAGGCATAAATCGGTGAAAGCCCACACAGGGGATGGAAAAAGCAGTTGAACCGGTCGTGAATTATCTCACGGGCAGGAACCATGATCTGCTGTTCAAGGCCATGAACGTTATCAGGCCGGACCTGATAAAAGATTTCGCCATCGTCAGTAACGTATGGCGTCACTTTATTGTAATCGAGCACGCGAAGCTGTTTAACGTTCCCTTTTTCATCGCGAAGTTTCAGTACATAGGCGTTGCCGTCTGAAAGTTTTGAACTCATCCAGCACTCAAAGAACTGCATACGCGTCTGAAAACTGTTTGGCTTTTTCAGCAACGGGGAGATTCTCGCATCACTGTGATCCTCCCATATGCCGCTGCTCAGCTTCTTTTTCAGCAGAAGTGGCATTTTGGCGATGTCTGCAGAGATAAGTGAAATACAGGCAAAAACGGCGTGGTATGCCAGTACCGTCGTAGCGTCTACTTCGACATTTCTCTGCCACGCTCCAGTAAAGGATTCGAAAATCCTGCGCCATCCGCCGCCGTTCGCAGCCTGTAGCGCCTTTTCTTGCTGGGGCTTTTTACGGAAACCGAACATTGGCTGCTTCTCCTGAGCGTTAATTCTTTTTCTGGCTCTTTGCCTTTTTCTCGACAATATCGATAAATTCAACATGGCCGGTTAAGCGGAGAACCTCAGCGTGATCGTCACGCAGAAAGCGTTTCTCACCCGCATGCGCATCGTGGGTGTTTTTCAGATAACGAACCTGTTTCATAGAGAAAAAAAGCGGGGATTTCTCCCCGCATCTCCTTAGCTACCGGCGTTAGCGCTGTAGTTAACACCGGTAATCACCGCCACCGCCGCAGTACGACGACGCTTCCAGTTGATCCAGCGTTCGGCACGGATTGCCACGCTGTTGGTCTGGAACATGGAAACCATCTCAACCGGTGTTGGAGTCATGCTGTCACCTGTTGGCGCACTTTCCATCTCAAGCGATGCTTCGCGAGACATGTCGACAGCTACGCCACCGTCATCAGCCAGGTAGATATCAGGTGCGTTAACCAACACCAGCTGATTACCGACGTACTGTGAAACGATCACCGGAAGTCCCTGGAATGTACCGCCAAGCATGCTCATATCAGGGTATTCTTTCTGGCCCAGCGCATTTTTTCGCATAGACAGAGAGAGCGCGGTAGTGCTGGACATCAGCCAGACCGCGCCAGTCGGCTGAAGGTTGGCAGTCACAAAGGTTGCGAACGCCGCAGATGCATCATCGTCAGGATTTCCGGTTGAAGGAATACCCGTAATTCCGTTCGTAATTGATGCAGGAGATACGTTATTGACCTCTGCTTTCGCCGGGTCGATAAAGTCAGTATCCAGACGTGCAATGACCGCCTCCGCCAACGCATTACGCACCAGAGCGTCTGCAGCTGGGTTAGAGAAACGGATCAGCTCATCAGTCAGAACGGCAATGGCCGCCACTTTAGCGAAACCGAAGGTGATGGATTCGAAATCAAATTTGGTCAGTGGCTTGGCTTTACCCTGGCCAACCCAGCCGGCGGAACCACCTGAAGTCTGTGCCGGAATACGCACGTTGAAAGGTACGCTACGCAATGCCGGGATATTGCCCTGACCAAAGCGGCCAATGAGTGTCTGAGGGCGCAGGAATTCAATAAAGTCCTGAGCGTACTCCTGATATTCAACAAGGCTGCCAGCCCACTTAGGATCGGTGGTTGACCCAGCGCCAACGGCGGCTTTGATAACGTGATGAAGCTTGGCGTCATCCTGATACTGTGCTTTTGCAATTTCCAGTGCATCGCTGCGACTGCCGCCTGCTGCTGCCAGACATTTGGCGAACCGCGCAAAGCCAATGCCCTTATCCAGCTTTTTCTCCACGCGAATTACGCCCGGAGCCTGGATTGAAGAAGTATTTACAATCGTGCCATTAGCCGCTTTTGTCACCGGAGTAGCCGTAGATGCTTTAGTTGCTTCCATATCGCGCAGGCGTGATAAGTGAACATCTACTGATTTGACTTCAGAAGAATGCTGTTCGTACAGCTCATCTTCCTCGGCATCCAGCGTACGGCCTTCATCAGCGGCTTTGGTCATAATGGATTCCATTGACCCCGCCAGCGATGCACGTTTAGCTTCATAGCTTTTGATAAGCTCTGCAATATTCATTGAATTTCCTTTAATTTGAACGGGTTTAGTTGCTGTATCGCCAGCGGATTTTGTGATTTTCGACACGATATGCGGTTTGCCAGACGCGGCACGCAATCTCTCATCGATAGATTTAACGGTCTGGATCGAGCCTTCGGCATTAGCCGGCACTGTTACGACAGAGAGTTCGTACCACTCCCAGCTCGTAAAACGGATGCCACCTTCATCGATATAGGCGTATTCAATAGGCCGGAAGCCGATCGACAATCCTTTTACAAGGCCAAGCCGGATGCTCTGCCATGCTTCTTCAAGTCGCGCCGCGAGCTGACTGGGGGAGTCTGCTTTAGCCAGCGTGGCTTTGATTTCAATTCCCTCGGCGGTCACCTTAGCGCTGGTCACCTGGCCGATGGGAGACTGGTGGTCATGCTGCCATAGCAGCGGGATAGGTAACTGGAACTTTGCGCCCTCAGGCATCACGATGTCGCCATACCGATCCGGTGAAGGCGTTGTCGCGATGCCAGTGATTTCCCGCGTATCCTCATTGACCGCCTTCACCTTCAGAAGGCTGACGGCGTGCTGATTCTTCATTTCCCTTTCTCCAGAAACGAAAAAACCCGCCGGAGCGGGTCGTTGAAAGCGGAATTTCTAAATGAAAAACACGCTGTATTCTTTTTTGGTCGCGGCCGGATTCAGTGCCATCAGATATATGGCGTTAAAGAGAGCCATCAGCGGGTCGATTTTACCGACGCCGCTGGCACCTTTGGTTACAAGTGGTGCATTGCCGCTGATGACGATCTTGGCATTGCCAACGCACCAGTTCATCAGGGGCTGAGGTGCATGTTTCAGAGCGCCCTCTGCCAGCTTGCGCTCTGTGGTTTTACATGCGCCGCCCAGCCTCCAGCCCTGACTGACACCCACCACTGAATCCTGCGGTATGCCTGCATCAATCAGCGTGTCGAGCAGAACGCCGATCCCCGCGGGGTCCATGCCAACTTTGTCCAGCAGCCCGGCCTCATAAATCTGCGATACATACATCGCAACTTCATCAGCATCCTCACCAACTCTTTTCACAATAGTCAGATCGCCCTGCTTTTCAAAGTCACGCAGTTTGCTTTCTTCGCTTTTACGACGATCCAGCATCTTTTCATGGCACCACGCATGAGACCAGGTGAGCCAGTCGCGGCTTTTCTTATCGCGACCGGCCACGGAAAGCCCGAGAAGGTCATCCAGCCCGCCGCCGTCAATGCCGACAGTGATAACTTCGCACCGGGTTAAAATCTGTTTGAATGTCACAGATGGATCAGACTGCGTTTCCCAGAACTCTGCACCGGCCCATCGGTCGTTACGGAGATTCATGCCGATTTCAACGTTCAGATGTTTGGCGAGAAACTTTCTCAGGCTGCCTTCATCTTCCTGTGACCGCTTAAGATACTCATCATCCAGCCACTCTTTACTGACTGAGCGGCCCATATTCGGGTTGGTGATATAAAAATTATCCGGGTTGCGGAAACCTTCATTTTCCACCATTTCAGGCGGGAACTCATAAAGGATGCCGAGCGTTTTGCCATCCTTTATGATCCCGTCACGGACGTTACGCCAGTAATCCAGTTTCTTTTTGAAGACACCTGCAGGCGGCTCATCGCTCTGTGTGGTCAGGTAAATCACCCAGCCTTCATTACGCGACACCTGCCCGCCCAGCGCCTCAATAAACATCGCATCCGCTTTGGCGTTTTTGCCAAACAGCCACAATTCCTCCACCAGAATTCGGCCGGCCTTTTTGCCCGACACCGTATCGCTGTCAGCAGCCACGACCTTCAGGCTGTTGCGATTAACCCGATGGGTTATGGTGCGAATGTGATCCTGAACGTGAAAAAGTGCTGAGAGCTCTTCATCTTCACGGACCATGCTGGCAGCTGGTTTAAAGCAGTTATCGGCAACCTCTTTTGTCGGTGCCAGAATCAGATGCTCTTCATCAGCACGCCAGCAGATAATCAGCGCGGTCAGCATAATCCCGGCAGCAATAGTTGATTTCGTGTTCTTCTTGCTGATGAGAAGACCATACTCCCGGATCATCTGATTGCCGGTTTGCTGGTCATAGCCTCCGAATATTGCCAGCACAAAATCAAACACCCACTGTTCTGAACACTCGCCAAATGTCGGCTTTCCAGGCAGGTCAGTTACCCTGAGTTCTTTAAAGATAGACAGCGCATGCTCACCAGAATCTCTGAAGATAGGCGGCGGAATGATTGACTCGCGGTTAATGAGCCTGTTGGCCCAGTCAGCGCATGCGGTGGACCACTCAGGCATAACTATCTCCCGTTATTCACAATCAGCTGCGGCGGAGCCATGCCCATGAACTTGCTGGCAACCGCTTTAGCAGCAGCCTGCTTCGCATCCTTCTTACCCCCCTCACCTTTTTTGCTATGCAGATAAGGAAGCATCGCCTTTGCGGCATCTTTGCGGGTATCAATATCTTCATCGCGGTCATTCATAACCGACTTCAGAAACTCAAGCGGGTCATCATACTCACCAGCCGCCCGGACAATTTCCGGAACCGGTTCGGGCTCAGGATGTACTGGCGTGTTTACCGCTGGGGTATTAACTTTTTTTCCATGCGTTGGCGCGTCGTCAACTTCAACTTTTTCATTCTTTTTGCGGCTCATAAAAGCGATGACTTCCGGGTCTTTAGCAAGCTGCGAACCCTTGGAGCGTGCGGAGTTTGCGGAATACCCAGCCTTTATAGCCGCATCTTTTTTCGACATACCGGAAATCAGCGCCAGCGCGAATTTTCGCTTCTGGGCTGTTAACATGTTTACACCCTCCAAAAGGGGATATTTTCTGTGCGTGAGAGGGGGCGAGGTTTCGTAGAGAATCGTCCTGAATCTTTTGGACTCCCCCCCACCCTCAGATGATAATCGATATCATTCACATTAAAATGATTGCAGATGCAACTATCAGTCAATCTGAATGATAATTGTTATCAATTGCCTTTCATGTCGTCATTGGTCTTCTTGCGGTGGCACCCATCAGCACCACAGCAAAGGATTTGGCAATTGGCGTCGGTGTCTTCGCCACCCTTATGCAATGCCACCTGGTGATCCAGTTCGAAGCCGTGAGGATACTCAGTCAGGCGTCCACACATCGCGCAGCATGGATTGGAAGACCATAGTCGCTTACGCCGCGCCTGCAGCTTCCAGCCAGTGATGCGTGTCTCAGCTACGGTTGCAGTCCTCACGCGTTGCGTTCGGTCAACTGAGAGCCGGGGCTTAAGCGTTGCGAGTCGTGCCATGATCAGACCTGAATACGAATAGCGTTATCTACCTGCTCATCCTTCAGATAGAAGGTGGTAACGAATGTTGGTAAGTCGGTTCCATTGGATTCAATGGTCGTGCAAACCTGCTGTGCCAGTAACTCATCGTCTACAGCAATACCGAAACCTTTGAACAAATCGCCATGATAAATCTTCGCGAGTTGTATCTTCTTCATGAGGCCAGCCTCCAGGCTTTGCGTCGTTCTGTGCGTGGTGAGTTATCAGGGTGCCGCTCAACAGCACCGCTATCCAGATGATCCACCAGCGAGTAACACGGATAGATGACTGAGCCACCACATGCATCACCAACTGCATAATCCGCAGGTGACCGATGATTCCAGCGGCTTATCACCTGCTGTAGCTTGTGCAATGGCACGCTGTAGCAGACGCCATGAACTAAACGGTTGATGGTGATGTAATCAGTCTGACGCCTGTCTGCATCAATAAGCTTTGTGGCTATCTCCAGCTGATACTGCGGGGGGCGGCCGGTACCGAGATAGAAGCTGATAAGCTCATTGGGGAAACGACTGAGCCAGGCTTTTACCTTGTCAGTGAAGCCGCTAACCAGCACCGCATCATCCTCCAGTATCACCACCCTGCAGCTCTGCTCACTGGCCCACTCAATAGCACGGCGATGATTCCAGTTAGCGCCGTGCTGCCCTTCGTCAATAAGCAGGTGAGCACGTAGCGACCACGCCAGTTGTTCAGCCTGATGCCGGCGCGAGTGATGGCCCACAACGACGAATTTAATATCTGTCTGCATCATTATGTGTGAATACCTTATTGCGAGCCTGCCTCGCTGCTTCAGCGGCTTCATCAAGGTCATCATAAAATCCCACAAAGTGAGACTTCCTATTATGGCTGTAGTACGCATGCCATTTACGCGCCTGAGAATTCCACCTCACACCACGCCTTCCGGATGAATTACGGGTTGCTGCTGACCCCGCTCTGTTTTCACTATTTTGTTTTGCTGTGACGAGGCGAAGATGGGAAGGGTTAACGCAAAGAGTGTTATGACACTTATGATCAACAAGCATGCCTTCCGGTATTTCTCCATTCGCCAACACCCATGACAAACGGTGACTGAGCCACATCGCCCTTCCTGTTGGGGTTCTTGGTCCGGCTATTTTTCCATATATCTTTGGTTTAACATGCCTTCCTCCAGCCGGTGACACCTTTGCACCCTTCCAGATCCAGCACTCATCACATCCGCATTTATCAACCTTGTCCCAGAACCTTTCTTCAAATGGCCTGCTTATAGGCATGCTGAAGCCTCCCGATTAAAGGATTAACATTTGATAGGGGTTATTTATGGCGCCAGAAAGCAAACTCCTTACCAACACCATCTGACTTGAAGAGCGTATGTACGCGTGGCCCGGTGACTATGCGATCACCAAACTCTTTCGCCGCAATCCCGAAGGCTCCCATATCAACCAGAGTGGCGGGTGCCGTCTCCATCTTCCAGAAGCGGTGGCTTTCGATGAGATAATGTTGCCTGATAATACGGTGAGCAAACTCCATTACATCTTCACGGCTGCCGCCCAACAGACCAGCATTGAGCAGAGGTTCATTCCGGTGCTGTTCGAGAAACTCGCTATACGCTTTCCCGTGGTGATTTGCCTTCATCCATTGCTCGGCGTATGTCTTGTGCTCAGAGCCTACATAGATTTTGCCTGACTCCATCTCGTCCCATGGTGCATGCAGCATCTCAACGTCAGTGCCATCGGTACACCAGACCCGTCGATACTCTGGGTGAGCACGGAGGTATTGGTAGATATGGAGCCAGCGGGCGAAATAGGGACTCATCTGAAGCGCAGGAACATGAATCAGGCATGCATCGGCCGGCGCAGTAGTTAGCTCATCTGCCAGAACAACAGCATCTGCACCGCGGACTGACGCAGCCCATGCCTGCAACAAATCAGCAGCGGGAGAAAGTTTAGTCCCGCGCTGTGGATCGGGCTGACTGGTCAGCAGTGTGGTGATAACAACATCTCGCTGCTGCCGGAATGGCACATAAGCCGTGTAACCGCTGTCGCGGCGGGCGCTGTAGATAACAGCATTTGCTCTTGCCAGTGCTTCACGCTCAGGACGTGGAATAGACCGAGAACCTTCTTCGTGCTCATCCATAGAGTGGATCAGCGTTTCCGAGCCAACCACATCAGCAAAGGCCCAGGTGGTTAATCCTGCATTGTGAATGCGTAACGCTAAATCTGGATGCTCGTACATGCCGCGACCATATACCGGATCGAAGCCACCAACCTGATCAATTGCGCTGCGGTGGTAATAGAGCATCACGCCGCGCTGACCGGTATACGCGATGTGCTTATCATCACGGTACAGCACCGTCATATCGTTCAGCTTATTTCGGCCAGCCAGGTCGAGGAACTGATACGCCAGATGTGGCTCAGGCGATTCGATGTATGGCAAATGCCAGTTATCTGCGATAGGCCAGGCGTCATCATCCCATAGGAAGAGGCGCTCACACCCGGCATCAATCAGCGCCTCAAGGCTCGCGTTCTTAGCGGCCACAATACCGCGTGAGACGTCATGCCGAATAACCCTGATACCTTCAGGCGCCGTCACTGGTTTGGCTGAGCCGTCATCAATAACAACCACCAGCGCACCGGCCGGCAGAAACTTCAGGTGGTGATCAAGTGCGCGGGATATGACGTCATGGCGGTTATGGGTGCTGATGGCGATACCAATGTTCGATGCCCGCTCAGATACCGGCGCGTAGCGCACGCCATCAATCATAACGTCCATATTTACCCCAATAAAAAAACCGCCCGGAGGCGGCTATTAAAAATTCACTTATCGTTACATGTGAGTAAACGGAACCTTTCAAGAGTAAAGTTAGCCACATGCCGCCAGGGCATTTCACCGTGCTTAGTCAAACGCATTAGTCTTTGTTCAATAACCAGCTGCTGCTCATGCTTTTCGGCGAGTGGTAATTTCGAAAGATAAGAATCCATCAAATCAAGAATGATTTCAGCTTCATTACATAGAGTGTGTAGATTTTCTCTTCTACTACATCTCTCTTCCAGTGCGCTTACTTGGTTGAGAAATCCTGAAACGGATGCATCTGGCATAGTCATATTGCATTCCTCTTGTTGGTTAGCAACTAATACGTTAGCCAACAAAATATTTAATGCAATCAATAATTAACTGACGACCCCGTCAATTCAGCTTCACAGCGTGGTTAACCGTTATCCCTTGTCGGAGGATTCAATCGGCTTAACATGAGTGAACATGAAGCCGTCATAGGGCATCGGCATGTAGCAGGCCAGAAAAGTAATCAGGTCAAAGAACCATTCAGGCACGCCATTAGCGGCGCATACTTCAGGCTCACCTGACTCGATATCCCTGATGTAAACCGGGACGATATTGGCGAACAGGCCAGTATGCTCCCACTCGCGCTTTTTAACCCTACCGAACAGTAATGCCATGCTTACCTCAAACATTGCTCTCTGATGTACTGCTGCAGGCCGGCTATTTGCTTGCCGGCGAGTTCGATCCGACTTCTGAGGGTGAAATAATCCCGTTCAGCGGAGTCAGTAAGTCCGGGGCTGGCTGCATCATCCATGCCGGCGGCGTCGGAGGCGGATTGCTTCGGACAGGTCGCGTTGAGCTGCAACCGGCGCTTACCAGAAGCAACGTCATCATGCAGCTGATCGATAGTCGCCTGAGCATCAGCTAACTCCTTCGTGTATTTCGCATCAAGCGCGGCAACATCACGCTGACGCACTTGCATGTCATCAATAGTCTGCTGACGCTCTGTTGCCAGGCTGTCTGATTCGACATATTTGCCGTGGTAATAGCTGGCTGTCTTAGCCATTCCAACACAGAGCAGCAGCAAGGCAGCAGTAGCGAACACTTTCCAGTTATCAGCGAGCCAGTTCATTATTCACCTGCCGGAGCTGCCTGAATGACTACCGTGCCCCCTTCCTTCTTCGCCTTATCTACAGCGTTAGGATCGATGGCAATTGAGCATTGCTTACTGGAGCGAAGGAATTCGTTTTCTTTCTGCAACGAGTTGGCGCGCGTTTCCGCTGTTGAGCGGCGGCGGCTCTCTTCGTCGAGCGTGGTTGCCAGACTGTCGAGGCGCTTAGTAATAGGCCCCATCTGGTCAGCGAACTTCATGTTTCGCTCATTGGCGAGAATGAATTGCTCACGCAGCCTGTTATTGCGGTCAGTCAGGTTGACGTTGTCATACCAGAGCTTACCAACGAAGCCGATGATGATTACCGCGAAGATGACCGGGATGAAGCGGCGGTAACGTGCCATTCTTGCTTTTCCTGTCATACGAGCACCTGCTCTGCTACACGAGTTCGTGCAATGCGATCTGGTAGCCCGTTAGTCCCGCCATTAATTTTGCGGGTCAGTCCGGGCACGTCAGAAGCATCAGCGAATCGGTTGCAGTTGTTAGCCTGCCAGAACCAGCCAGCCGAGCGAGCGGCATTGACGTCTTCCAGCAGCAAATCGGGATTATTCAGCAGCGGCAGATTTAATGCTTTACCGCAGGCTTCGTAGTTATCGTGGAAGGTAACCTGTTTCAGTCCGCGCCCACGATATTTCCAGCCATCTCCATTCAGGTTGTTACCATATCGGCCGCCGTAAACGATATTTGCAATGGCTGCCTGTCGTTCCTGCGATAGAGCTGGCTCACCTGACTTGCGTCCGAGCTGCTCACGCTGTGCAGCAGTAAGGCGGAATCCGAAGATAGCCAGGCCAGCCACTGAATAGTTCAGGCTTTCCCTGACTACAGTGAATCCGCCTGATTCGGTGCCAATCTGCGCAATGAAATACGCCTGGCGCTTTGGTGTGTCTATCCCGAACTCTTTCATCGCTGCTGTGATATGTGGATGCCACTTAGCCGCCAGCACATCAGAGATGGCAGCGGCCTTTTTAAACTGGTCACGGGTCATCATTCAGCAACTCCCGCATCTCCTGATGCTTTCTGCAGGAAACGCTTTTCAAGGGCTTTAATCAGAGATGAGCCGGACCAGCCAGCCATACCACAGATAGCGCCGGTGACTTCCTGCGGCCACTGCCAGTAAATGGCGAGCAGCATCATGAGGAACCCGGCAAACACGGAGACAATCATCTGAAGACACAGGGTGCGCCAGCTGAAGGCCTCCCCGCTTAATACCTTGTAGGCGTATGCTGCTATCGACCCGAGGACTGTCATCCCCAGGGCGATCATGGCGGCGAATAAGCCCGGATCTGATTTATATGGCATGCGACGCATTCCTACCCCCTGATACGGGGACTTATCCTGTTTAGGAATTGATGACATTGTGAACAGAACAAGCCCGGTTAAACTTCCCACTGTCACCTGAGAAACCTTCCCGAGCCTTCCCGCCGTCTAATGCCCGACGCAGCCTTAGTTGATCACAATGAGAATCCCGCGTTTGCGGATATCCACCGTAGAAAAGATCGCCCACTGCCACGCAGGAAAGGGTGAGAGTCGAAGTTGATTGGCAGGAGCGAAAACAGAAAAGGCCAGCTCTTTGGCTGACCTCTTGTAATTTGGTTATGTGTGGAGCAATACATCATCGGACGCACTCGCAAATGCGCCCTGTGATGCTTACTGTTCGTCGTACAGCTTCTGCTTTAACAGGTAGCCTTCTAGCAGCCAGATTTTATTTACGGCATTCTGGCGTGCAATCTTGCGACCAATCTCTGCATCAAAGTTTTCCGGACTGGCACATGCTGACTCGCCAGTTACAGTGAAGCCATTCTCCAGCACTAACACGCAGAAAGTCAGGAGCTTGAGTTGATTGAAGTCATCCAGCTCTACTGACTGATTAACCTTTTCTCCGCCATCACTTTCAGCACGGATGTTAGCACCACTGCGCCCATCTGCAGCTGTGAAGTAATGCTCGCTGGTAATGACATCTTCAATATGCTTTGGAGTGACGCGAGGCGCTGTCTTGCCCTTGTCGACAATCTCTTGTTCGATTTGCTGGTCGTTCATAATTGTGACCTCTGAAATTTAGGCAATAAAAAAGCCCCGCCGGTTGGTAAGACCGCGAGGCTTCTTGGCATCCACATATCAGTGATGGAACTGACTGCTCAACGACTACTGCCGCGAGCATATCAGAACTCTAGCACTTCCATTTCGCGTTTTCAAATTCTTTTTGCGAGTTCTCCGATTTAAGCTGCAATCTTCTGCTTGTTAGCCTCCAGTTCGAACACGATCGCGTGAAACACACTTGCCTCAAGCAACTCTCGACACCACTTGATTCGTCGCCAGGCTGACTGGCTGTCGATGCCAGTGAGCCTCGCAAGCTCTACTGCGATATCTTGCGAGCATTTGCGCTCGCAGTAGTATTTAATTGCAACATGTCGGATCGGGTTGTTTGGTGCAAAGAGCTGGCAGATTACAGATTCAACCAGGTCGGCATCTTCTTGCTCGTTGGCGCGCTCGAGAAGATTGCTGACTGAGTTCTGAGGGTTGATGATTTGCTTTGCCTTGATAAACAGCTCATCACCTTTGTATCCCTGCTTATGCAGATTCTCCACCACTTCGATAATTCGCTCAGACTCACGGTCGTTCCACTCCTTACGAATCATCAGGCGCCCTATCACGCTTACCTTTCCGCTGTCGGGGCCGACGTGGCCGCCGTACTTTTCGCCCCACACATCGAGCAGGCAGCGAACCCATGCGGACTGCAGCGGCGTGATGAGCTTTACGGGGCTGAGGTATCGCTTCTTCAGGTCTGATTTGCGCATTACCTGCGCCAGCTGTGCGAGTGCGTCAGACTGCATGCTTCACCCCCATCATTTTCGCCGTGTTCCTGAGTATTTGGTAATCGACTGCGAAGCCGCCGCGCCTTTTGTAGATGCGGAGTTTCTGCCACTTCTCTCTGAGGTATTCGGTCATGCTGCACGCTCCATAGACTGCTCGTAGGTCAGGTAAAGCCCCCAGAAGCTGACCAGCATCTTTGCCTTCACAACCATCTTCTCTTCGTTGCACCACCGACTGAACCATGCAACCGCCAAGGCGAGTTCCTGCTCAACCTGATGCGGACCATCCAGGTGAATCGGAAATATGAAGTCGTCGAAAACAGCCGCTGTTGAAATGGGATAATGAATTTCGGTCATGCTGCCCTCTCTATCGCTGCCTTTAGCGAATTCAGAACCATGTCTGTCATTACGCCTTTTCCATTGACTGCCACATGGGCTTTTATTTCAGCCATAGCAGCTTTAAGGATTCCCACGCTCACGGTTATAGGCTTCTGGTTTTCACGACTTGCTGAGCACAATCTTTTATATGAATCGTTCATGCCGCCTCTCTTTGCTTATTCAGTTCACGCAGAGCCGCCCTGTAACGCGCACGAATGCCGTCCAGCTCTTCACGGGTGTATCGGTGAGGTTCGTTGTTTGATTCGAGCGCTAAGACGCGCTGAAGGCCGATTTTGGTAATCAGGTTGATGCGGTAAGGGCCGATGGCGCCGGAGTGATGCACGTTGCATGCTGCACACTGGCTGTGGACGTTGTCCTCGTTGAATCGTAACTGTGAAGCCGCTGCCGTTGTCCGGTAATGCCCGGCGTGATAGCTAAACGCCGTTGTGCTGCCGCAGCTGATGCAAATATCCCCGTCCCGCGCTCTGATGTAGTCGTTGAATGCTCGCTGGGTCATGTTGATCCAGTGACTTAACGGCTTCACATCAGCCTTGCGTTTGTTCCATGCCGCGCGCTGCTCTTTCTCCAGGCGCTTTTGCTTGCGCTCGGATAGCTGGTTAGCGAGTTGGATGGCACACTTTGGAGAACAGACGGTTTGTAGGCTATTGCGTGGGATGAATTTCTCAGGACAGCATTTGCACTTCTTAGGCTTGGGCGGCTTCGGCTTAATCGCCTTTACCATGTAAATCCTCCGCAATCTGTTTCATGTCAACTTGCTTAACTGCGTAGACCTTTCCTCCGCCCATATAAAAGCCCTTCTCAGCTTGATCGTTATTTGCTGAGTTGATAACTGAAGCGCCACAGAAAAATCCAACCACAAATATCACTATCAAAATTGCAAAATCAGTCATCGCTCTCTCCTTGCATGCGATAATTCGGATCGTCTAGCAGCTCGATTTCGCACTTGCTGCAACAGTAAGTCTCGGCCGGCGCCAGTAATTCCTGACAGAAAACGCACACAGAAGCAGATTGCTCTCCATCGCCAGTAGGCGGACTTGATTGGGTTATCTCGTTCATGGTTCTCCCATTCGATATCGCATTCGCACGACTCGCAGCTAATGGAGTAGTGATACTTGTCTTCTGAGGTGAGGGTTATGTGACAGCGGCAGCAGCGTTGTTTCATCGATATTTCCTCAATACTCGCAGATATGCCTTACCTCTCGGCCACACCTTTTTCCTGATTCTATCGTCCAGTTTGTGCAGAAAAGGGATTAGCTCTTTACGGTAGGGTCGATTTCTGATGTTTCGCGCATATAGGTAATGCTGCCGCCTGACCTCGCACGAATGAAGGTGATGCAAATATCCAATCTCAGTGCCTTTCATCGCGTTTTCCTCAGTCGATTCCATTTGGCCTGTAGCAGTCCGCCGACATAATCGAACGAGTTAACCTGGCTTGCTGCGGGGATTGTGGTTGGCCTCCTGCGGCGTGATTTGGTGTGGTAGATGGCGTGGTTCTCCATTCTCTCCCACAGCGATTTAGTGCGGCGCATGTTGCCCCCTTGCAGCCATCAGTAACTCATTGAGGCTTGCCATCTGAGGACTGGAGCCGAAGCCGGCCGAGGTGTCTTTCATGCGGTAGCGGCAGCCGTGATATCGCCCATCGACATGCTCTTTGACGATGTGGTGGCCGCCAGACAGCGTGTTAATGACGTTTTGCACGTTGTGTTTGTTGGTACGGCATTGCTTACACACTCTCTCCACCAGTTCAGCCATCAGGTGCCACTGGCCGTCCGATAAAACATCCAGTACTGCTGTTTTGATTTTGCTCATGCTGCACTCCTGTATTCGGTAGTCACGACACCGGGCGCGCCGGTTGTGTACATGGGATTGCGATCGGGGTTTTCTGGCTTTACTTCCATCAGTCCGTCAAAGCGCTGATATACGCAGTGCGGTTTGTTATGGACGTGAGCAAGCCACGCAGCCTCTTCGATAGCTGCGCCAATTTCAGTAAAGGAGGTCATTGGTTTTGTTTCTGCCTGAGTTCGTAAAACTCTGAGTTGTTGGGTATGGTGATTGGTACGCCTTTATCCAGGCACCATTGTTCGTGTAGTTCCATCAGGAGAAGCATTCGGCCTTTGTCCATCCTGCTCGTCTTCTCGCGCTCTCCGTTTTCATTACGACCCAGCCAGTGACCCACGTAGTAGTCATGAACTTCTTCATTGCTGATTGGCCTGCTGAGTACCACCGTCCCGTTACCGCTTCGAATGTCGACCACTACCCCGCGAGCGCGCAGCCAGTCGCCTGTGGTTTCTACCCACATACGCCATGTGCGATTCATTGGAATTGTTCGGAGGTCACGCCATTCTGAGAATTTGATGCGGTATTTCTTGCCGGAAGAAACAAGGTCGAAGATGAGTCTGGTGAATTGCCCGAGAGTCGTTGTGTGCAAACAGAAGTCCTGCACTGTTACCTCCCTTCTTTCGTCTCCACATAGTCATGGATGTTGTCAGCGGCTGCGCTCAATAACAGGTCAATGCTCTGCGTACTGTGTCCGCCTTCGCGTAGCATCTTGAGGGCTGTCAGTATTGCTGAGTGTGAGTCTTTGAGGGGTTGATGCCTGGGCCTGAGGGGGATTACGTTGTTCATGCTTTTTTGCCTCGCGCTATAAACCAATCCAGCGCGTTCACAATCAATGGATTTTCATACCATTCATCAATCATGCGCCTGCCCATTTTGTCTCGCCAGAATGTCGGGCCAAGGTAATCATGCCAATCCATAAACACACACGTTCCGTCATCCAGCCTTAGTCGATAGCATTCATTGAAAGTAATTATCCCATTCGGGATTCGAACGCATGTCATGCTTCCTCCTGCTTACTGCGGGCCAGCCATGCTCGCCATGCCGCTCTGGTTTGTCGGCAAAAGTAATCACCGCTGTTATCATGGCGCTCCAAATGGCTGATGGCCTTGTTGTAGTTCTGGCAGTACCAAGCCTCAAACCGCTCTCTTTCCAGCTCATCGTGGTTTGTCATGCTGTTTACGCCTTATATGCAGTGATTGCTTCGAATATCCAAGGTAAAGCCATTACAAACGTCAATCTTGCTATGTATTTCCAGCCAAGCACCTTGAATCCGTTTTGCCAGAGCACGAATGACATAATGGCGAAAAGACTAGGCACCGCTAATGCCATTGCCACAGAACCTTTAATTGCTGTCACAAAATCCATATCACTGCTCCTCCCTTAAGTCCTGTAACTCCTGCCCGATTTCTTCGATGTAGGTGATGATGTGGGATGCCAGTGAATAACACCCATCACGGCTTAACCTCTCTGAAATATCTCGATAATCATGAGATGTTGGGTTTCTGTCAGACTTAATGAAGTCCTCAATAGCTTTCAGCGCGTTCTTGTACCCTTCATATTTGCTCATATCACTGCTCTCCGTTCTGATTGGTGGCCCGCTCCGGGATGATGCGGTAGGCGATGATGTCATTGATTCCGCCGGTGTGTTGCCACATCCAATATGCTGCGGTCTGGCCACTTCTGAAATTTCCACTTCGCAGTCGAACTTCAATGCTCTGCCAAAGTGGAACTGGGCGACTTCCCCCACCCCACTCAATCCAGTCACCCTCACCCCGCTCCTGCTGCTCCAGTATGGGGAGTGCAATCTCAAGGGCTTGCAGGTAGGTTTCTTCGCGTAGGCTCAGCCCAATATTTGGCTGCTTTTGAAATGCTTTGAGGTGGGATATATCCCGACGTGCAACTTCAGCTGTTAGCTTTTTCATTGGTGACTCCTTCCTGTTCAACTACCGCCCAGCATATTTGAACTGAATAAACGCTTTTCACTCTCTTTACGCGGCCTTGCTTCTCCAGCCTTTTAAGGCGGCGTAAGACGGCAGGTGTCATCAAGTGGCTATGCTTTCTACTAAGAATGTTTCTCGCAACGTAGGTCATGCACCCGTGCCCTCCCCACCCACCAACAGCTTCAAGTATTTCCTGATCACTTACATCTGAAATGCTCATATCAAAAGCCTCCCCGTTTCTGCCCTTTTCCCGGCTGCTGGCGTGAATCGCGCTCGGTGCGCGCCGCGGCCTGGTCCATATCATGAATTGCGCCGTTATGCTGAAGACAGAAAACCGTACCGGTTGGCCCGTGGCGGTTCAGTCGCAGAAGCAGCTCTGTTTCACCGGCCGGCACGTTCTCATCGAAAGCGCCTTCGCGGTGAATGCCTACCCAGTAATCACAGTCCTGCTCAATCTGCCCTGTGTCGCGTGAGTCGCTCGGTAACGGTCGTTTGTTAACGCGTTTCTCCAGCTCACGGTTCAGCTGAGTAAGCAGCACGACAACGCAGTCCAGCTCTTTGGCGAGGTTCTTGAGTCCTTTGGTGATCATCCCGTAAGCCAGGTCGTTGCGATCGGCCTTCTCAGCAGTCATCAGGGTCAGGTAATCGACCAGGATCATGCCTACGCTTCCCTTTTGGCGCTTAATCTTTCGGCTCTCCGCGACGATGTGAGCCAGAGAAAGGCCGGGTGTATCGTCGATATAGAGCATTTCAATTTCGCGCAGACGGTTTGCTGTGGCGATCGCCTTGCTGAAGTCTTCGTCATAGTTGCCCTGGTATTCTTCGTCAGCCTCATCCGTAGCCGGCATGTAGAAAATATTCGGGTTTATGCCGGACTTCTGACCAACCAGCTTTTCGAGGATTTGAACGTCAGGCATCTCAAGACTGAACAGAAGAGAAGGCTTGTTCTCGCGGATGGCGCAGTTGATAGCCATCTGGCTGTACAGCGTGGTTTTACCCATCTTCGGACGAGCGCCGATAACGAACAGCGAGCCTTTCACCAGTCCTTTCGGTGCCAGCATTCGGTCGAGTGAAGGAATGCCGGTGCTCATGCCACGCTGCTCACCTTGCGGATCAAAGCGCTTCTCCAGGTCGGTAACCCACTCGTCCATCACGTCGCCGAAGGAACGCAGACCGCGGCGCTTGCCGGTTTTGGCGTAGTCGCTAATCTGGCTGGTCAGCATGGTTATCGACTCAAGCTTCTCAACCGCAGTCATGCTGTTGCGGCTGTAGAGCATCTCTGTCGCTTCGTTCAGCTTGCTGATGGCGTAACGCTCCATCGCCTTATCGCGCACCACGGCAGCGTAGTGAACGAGGTTTGCTACGGATGGTGTGTTCTTCGTCATCTCAGCCAGGTAAGCAAAGCCGCCGTACTGCTTGCCGCCAGCTTCCAGCTCGTCAGATAGCGTCAGTGGGTCGATGGGCTTGTTGCGGGTCAGCAGGTCGCGGATGGCGCTGAAAATGATTGCGTGTGAAGCGCTGAAGAAACTCTCAGGCTTCAGCATCGCCATAACCTTCTGCGTCCGATCGTCTCCGCCGTCCAGCATCAGGCCGCCGATTACTGCCTGCTCTGCGTCAGCGCTGTGTGGTGGTGTCAAAATGTTATCGGTCATCTCGCTCTCCTTCGCGCACCTGGGCGTAGATTTCCGCACTCAGGATGTATTCGTAATTCCGTTTCCGCCACGTCTTGCCGGTTGACTGATCTGAACGCGATTCAAACATCCAGCGGCATGATGCATGCAGGTAGGTCAGGTACTGGCGGAATGCTTCCATTCCGAATGGCTGCTCATCACCGAATTGCTTAGCAATGGGCCGGGCTTCTCTCCAGAACTTTTGGATCAGCGCCCTACGTGCAGGAGTGAGGACATTCCATCCGCGTGCATCCGGTACGCATTCACGAAGTGTTTGCCAGACTTCTTCGCATGAAAGCCGTTGCTTCTGCTCAGCCGTTTTTTTGGCGGAAGTTGCACACTCAATATCTTTAGATATTGAGTTATTAGTTAGTAATTCATTGTTTGTGGCACTTTGATGGCACTCTGTTGGCACAACCTCCTCGGCAACCCTTGTTGCTAGCGGCATTGCGTTGGCACTCTGTTGGCATTCTGTTGGCACAATATTTGGCTGATAATCGTCGTATTTTGTGACCGAAATTCGGGTGAATTTTTTATTGGAAATGCGGCTAATCATGCTCAGCTTTTCGAACTTGTTGAGCAGATACTTAATGCGGTCACCGGTGATTCCTGTTTCGGCTGCCAGAGTATTTCGCCCGGTGATGAACTCACCACGCTTAACCAGCATCTCACCAAATTCAGTGTTAACTGGTGCAGGTGCATGGTTGGCTGACAGGATGATGTGGATCCACAGGTGAACAGCTTCAGAATCCGTTCTGTAGAAGGGAAGCTCCTTGATTTTACGATGCAGCAAGGCATACCCCTTACCGACCTCTTTCGGCGTTTGCTGAGGCGTTCTGGCCTCTCTTGCTTTAGCCAGACTTCTGACGTTGCTCATTTGCCCTTCTCCTGAGTCTTTGCTTCTTTCAGGCACTGGCTTAACTTGCTGGCACCAAGCTGAGAAATGCTGCGATAAAACTGCTCTCTGGCCTGCTCTTTGAGTCGGGCAAATCTTTCATGTTTATCGGGTTTCATGTATTATTACTCCTGTGAATTGATCCAGTCATTTCGCATCAGGCCTTTGAAGTTGCTGCTTCATTGGCCTTTTTTCTTTTTAAGCTTCCATCGCTTTCCGATGATTATTTTGCTAATCGTTGTCTGATTAACTCCAAACCTCCTGGCTAATGCCGCACCACCAAATTCAGGGTGTCTCGCGATATAAATCGAAGTTATTTCTTCAACCTGTTCAACGGTTAGTTTTGCGTGACCGTTACACTCGCCACTCGCTGACCGTCCACGGGCAACCCTGTCCATCACGTTATCCATGGGAGTGCCGCTCTCTAGGTGCGTAGGGTTAATGCAGGATGGGTTATCGCATCGATGCCTGATCACAAGGTCTTCGATTTCTTTAAGCGTCAGACCAACAGCTACGCAATAAGCAAACCGATGGGCAAGAATGAACTGGCCTTTGACTACCATCCGACCATAACCTTTGTCGTTTTTAGAGCCTGTCCAGACAAGGCAATCGCTCCTGTCTGCGTTTGGTAAAATATCCAGCATTACGCCTCCAATATGTTTGTCGCGCAGCCCGGGGCTTTTTCTTTGGTAAGTAGCTGCTCAATGCGCAACAACCTCTGAGCCACATCCGACTCCGGTGAAACCACATCCAGATACGCCAGAGCCAGACTCATCATCTGGAAGAAGCTGTGACGCTGCTTTCCTGATGGACGCTTCATGCGGCTTACAGCTGCGTCGTCCAGGTCGAGTACCTTCGCCAGTGTTCCCTGTCCACGTTCAGCCAGTTTGTTCAGTAACTGGCTTTCAATCTCTCTTGCTTTTTTGCGATAGCTTGCAATTTCCATGATGTAAAATTCCTTTAGTTGAATAACTTGCGTGACATTGCGGTGAGCAAGTCACTTGAGTTTTGAAGTGTCCGCGTTGTCGGCGGCTTAGATTGTGTAAAGAGCGGTGGAAATCAGGCGGCGGTATTGACGCCATTTCCGTATTGCAGCCAGACAGGATCACATTCCAGAGCAACAGCAATTTCGAAGATTTTCCGTGGGCGCTTGGTGATACCAGCTTCAATCTGTTGGATTGATTGCTGCTTCACACCTGCCTTAAGCGCCAATTCGGTCTGAGTCATCTTCAGCTCTGCACGTTTCTGCTTGAGGCGCTGTGAGATAGTTTGCATATAGCCTCCTTGACAAACTTTCTTGTATTTTAAATACAAACTAGTTTGTTTGTCAATTACAGCTTTTCTTGTGAACATCTCTTTTTTGATGAGGTGTTAAATGACAATTGCGGCAAGAGTGCTTTCAAAAAGGACTGAGCTGGGCTTAACTCAGACAGAGCTTGCGGAGAAGGCTGGCACAACGCAGCAGGCGATTGTTCAGCTTGAGAGTGGAAAGACTAAGCGACCAAGATATCTGCCTGAATTAGCCAGGGCGCTTAAATGCGACATTCAATGGCTTTTGGATGGAACAGGTTCGGCACTGGACGGTAATGTCAGCCATCCTGCCCCATACAAACCCACAGCTCGCTACCCGGTTCTAAGCAAGGTACAGGCTGGCGCTTGGGATGAGGCCTGTGAACCCTATACGATTAAGGATGTCGATATGTGGCTTGAATCAGACGCACATACGCAGGGAGATGCTTTCTGGTTGCAGGTGGAAGGCGACTCAATGACTGCTCCCATGGGGCTGAGTATTCCGGCAGGAACCTATGTGCTGTTTGATACGGGGCGGGAGGCGGTAAATGGAAGTCTGGTCGTTGCGAAGCTAACCGACGATAACGAAGCCACATTCAAGAAGCTCATCATTGATGGCAGCCAGAAGTACCTTAAGGGCCTGAACCCTCAATGGCCTATGGTCCCGGTAAATGGTAACTGTAAGGTGCTAGGCGTGGCGATCGAGACAAAGATGCGGCTGGTTTAAAAGCGTCTGGACTCTAAAGTTTTACGTGACCATCCCGATAAATGTACCTAATGAACCTTATCGTGGTTCACTCCTATAGCAACCTATGAAGTTTATCTTATTGTGTTCATGTCGCGTAAGTGACTGTTTATAAGAAACATATAGATTTGCTAGACGTAAATATATACTTTATCATCTTGCAACTGGAATTTAGTTGCTAGACTGTTTTCAAGGATATCTCTGATGTCAAAGAAGGATAAGCTTCGAAAGCGACTAGATACCTTACCAAAGGATTTCACGTGGGATGAGCTTGTAACACTTATGGGGCATTACGGATTTACACTCCTTAACGGCTCAGGGTCTAGACGTAAGTTCATTAATGCTGATAAGCGATTGGTGAGTTTACATAGCCCACACCCTGGAAGTATCGTGAAAACATATGCCTTAGAGCAGGCTAAAGCTTTATTAGATGAGTTGGATGGCTATGAATAAATTATTCAAATATAAGGGCTTTTTCGGTAGCATTGATTTTTCCATGGAAGAATTAAGCATGTGTGGAAAAATTGAGTGCATTAACGATCTGGTGACTTATGAGGCTAATGATCTGGCGAGTTTGAAAGCTGAGTTTGAAGCTGCTGTTGATGACTATTTGGAAACCTGCGCAGCTATTGGAAAAGAACCCGACAAAACGATGAGTGGTACTTTCAATGTTCGTATCGGCGAAGATTTACACAAACAGGCGTTCCTGAAAGCTAAGTCACAAGGTATGAACCTTAACGAATTTGTCAAAGACGCAGTTCATGAGAAGCTCAGAAATAAAAACGAGTATCATTTTCATTTTGAAAGGAAATCAGATGAAAAGACCATGGCGTTACCTTTCAGCTCGCATGTAAAAACTGGTTCAAGGTGGAGTGCTGTCTCTAGTACACCTCAAGTTCGTTCATGGGGAGGAAAGCATGATGCTTAAAAATATTGGTTTTGAGGGATTTACAGTTAAATCTTCAAAATTTCAAGTAAATGAACTAACTGAGCAGGGCACTTTTAACATTTCGTTTTCAGAGCCAAATGTAGATTTTGTAGAAGCTGATAAAGATAACCCCCAACTCATAATAATGACCTTTGATGTAAGCATGGTTGGCCATGCTGAAGGTGTTGATGCAAGCGATCCTGAGGTCGAACCAGCATTTGAAGCTGAATTTTTGATTGAGACCATATATAAAGATCTTAATGAAGAGGCCATGTCCGAAGAAGATATTAATCAAAACCTTTGGTTTTTTGAGAACTTCAACCAAATTGCTACCAAAATCGCATCTGACAATATTTTCAAAAATAGCGAAATCGGCTACATGCCTATCCCTTGGACTGGTAAAGGCGTGACTGTCGCAGACTAGTCACTCGTTTGTTAGCATTACCTAAGTAACCCGGCCACCGCGCCGGGTTTTTCATGCCTGTAGCCGATAGCCCGCCACTGAGCGGGCTTTTTTGTGTCTACTGATCCCACCTCTAAAAATAAATTCACTTAAAAAACAATAGTGTTTGTATCTCACGCCTCCAATTACAATATTTATTGTTTACAGCATACAAACTTTATTGTAATTTTATCCCATCAGCAGGACGCACTACTCACCAGGACGGTGATGCTCTTTAACAACCTTGCAGCGCTGACAAAGCGCCAACTAACCAAACGAAATGGGTTTGGACTGTCTATCGGCTCTCTAGTCGGCAGTACCAAAACCACTTCAGGAGGCAACCATGACAGTTATCACTTACGGCACATCCGTTAAAGAGACCGCCAAATCACGCCGCCATGCTCGTCGCCGTGCGGTGGCAATGGATCGTGATCGCATCGAATCAATCATCGACACGGCTTTCGGCATTGAGCCAGAGGTTGTGGCGATTCAGGTTAAGCACATCAGCCGCATCGAGAAGGCTTGCTCCTCCCCTTCTCTGCGTGACAGGCATGAGAGCACATCACAGTGCTTACCGGAGATAGCTATTTTTGCAGCGGGCTATCGCAACTCAAAAGACATCGTAACGGCTCGTTGAGAGCGAAAGGAGATTTGAATGGGAAAGTTTAAGTTGGGTGATGAGGTTTCATGGAGCAGTTCTGCCGGCGGTTTTTCCAAGGAAAAGATTGGTGATGTTGTCGAGGTGATTCCTGCTGGCGTCAGCATAAGAACATCAAATTTTTGGGGTGAGTTAGATGCCAGCACAATTCCCAGAAAGGAAGAAAGTTACATCGTCTGCGTAGGTCCAAAGCCTGGCTCTAGAGCTAAACCAAAATACTACTGGCCTCGCGTTCCGGCGCTTAGCATGCACAAAGATTCATAGCCGCCACTGAGCAGCTTTTTCATATCTGGAGGCACCATGTTAAGCGACGGAAGCTGGTATTTCGGCTGGTTTGTGTTTGGCGTGCTGATGGTGCTGGGGTTTATAGCAGGAGGTTGAGATGAGTGGGTATACAAAAGGGCCATGGAAGTGGTTCACGAGTAACAGCCATAAGCGCCTGAGCAGCGTGCTTTCTGGAAAGGATGGCGACGTGCTGTATGCGTACAACGACAGCGCTGGCTTTCCGATGATTGGCTGCAATGAACGGGACATGGCGCTCATCGCCGCAGCGCCTGAGCTTCTTGAGGCGCTTCAGGAAATGGTCGCCATCGTTAAAAAGCACACGTATCCGCAACCAGACAAGCCATCGTCCACATGGGGCCGGATGGAAGCAGCCGAAGCTGTGATTGCCAAGGCATTGGGCCAGTAACCACTACAGGAGAGAGAGATGACAAAGGTTCAGAAAAGGATTGTCGAGCTTGCTGACCGCTTAGGGGAAATCACCCGGGCGGATATTGAGGTTCGGCAAATTCCTTACTCCGCAATGCAGGCCCTCATCAACAAAGGAGTGCTGATTTGCAATGTGGGAAGCGACAAATTCTACATGCGCGATAAAGCTGAGTGACACCGTAAGGCTGTCTGCTTAGACGGCTTTGAGGTGCTACGCACCAACGCTGAAGTTTCAACAGGATAGATAACCAGAACGTTTCAACCCTCGGGGCCGCAATGGACCCTTCTTTTTGACACCAACCTAACCTATTCAACGGAGTATCCCCATGCAACTCGCAATTGCTGGGGCGGCATCGGGCTGCCCCAAAAACACCATGTTCGATTTCAAACTCACCGGCGCTGACGTTATGTCGTGGAAGCCTAAGAGCCGCCTGCAGCAACTGTGGGAGCGTCTTGTGCAGGTCGTAGCGCAGGGGAGCAAGCCATGAATGCACCGGCAGCTGTAGAACAGTACCGCAAGCAGCAGGATGAGCTGGAACGTCAGCGCGAGATGCTGGAGAAGACGAAGGACTTCACCTTCATCAATCAGATGCTGAGAGCGTTTGGCATGGGAGAGAAGAAATGAGACTCAACAGAACAGCCCGGCATGAGGTGCAGGATATCGCCGATAACCTGCCGGAGAGCGAACTTGAGTTCATCGCAGCTGAAGTTGATGCACGAATGAACCAGCACAAGACAAACCCGTTAATGCCTGCCCTGTGCGCCTTCCTGACGCGGCATTACGACTACCCAGCCATTGAGATGCTGGATGACGATGACGACATGCATGAAGCGGCTGAAGAGCTTCTACGCAAGGTCATGGTTAAGGTTGCTCAGAATGAAATGGCGATCGGGATTTACCGCAACAAACATGGAAATCAGGAGGCGGCGTAATGCAGCCGGGCATCTATTACGACATCAGCAACGAGGATTATCACCGCGGCGCTGGCATCAGCAAATCGCAGCTGGATGATATTGCGATAAGCCCGGCCATCTATCAGTGGCGAAAGCATGCGCCGGTCGATGAGGAAAAGACGGCCGCGCTGGATTTAGGCACTGCCGTGCACTGCCTGCTGCTTGAGCCTGACGAGTTCAGCAAGCGCTTTAAGATAGGCCCGGAGGTTAATCGCCGGACTACCGCAGGCAAGGAGAAGGAAAAGGAGTTCATGGAACGGTGCGAGGCTGAGGGAGTTACGCCTATCACGCACGACGACAACCGGAAGCTGAGGCTGATGCGTGACAGCGCCATGGCTCATCCGATTGCCCGGTGGATGCTTGAGGCGCAGGGAAATGCAGAAGCGAGCATTTACTGGAATGACCGCGACACCGGCGTTTTATCCCGCTGCCGGCCGGACAAAATTATCACCGATTTTAATTGGTGCGTGGACGTCAAAAGCACGGCCGACATCATCAAGTTCCAGAAAGAGTTTTACTCATACCGCTATCACGTTCAGGACGCCTTCTACTCAGACGGCTATGAATCGCACTTTGATGAAACACCTACCTTCGCGTTCCTTGCTGTAAGCACGTCAATTGACTGCGGCCGCTATCCGGTACAGGTGTTCATCATGGACCAGCAGGCAAAGGATGCCGGTCGGGCTGAGTACAAACGCAACATCCACACTTTCGCTGAATGCCTGTCACGGAATGAATGGCCGGGCATCGCAACCCTATCACTGCCCTATTGGGCGAAGGAGTTAAGGAATGAGTAACCAGCCACCTATCGCCAGCGCTGACCTGCAGAAGACGCAGCAGAGCAAACAGGTTGCCAACAAAACGCCCGAGCAGACACTGGTCGGCTTCATGAATCAGCCAGCCATGAAGAGCCAGCTTGCAGCCGCACTCCCCCGACACATGACGGCCGACCGCATGATTCGCATCGTCACCACCGAGATTCGTAAAAACCCTACGCTTGCCAAATGCGACACGCAAAGCTTTGTTGGCGCGGTGGTTCAGTGCTCCCAGTTGGGATTAGAACCCGGCAGTGCTTTAGGTCACGCCTACCTTTTGCCTTTTGAGAAGAGGAAAAAGGATTCAACAGGTAATTGGGTAACAGAGCGCACTGACATACAGCTGATCATTGGCTATCGAGGCATGATCGACCTCGCCCGACGTTCAGGACAAATTGTTAGCTTGTCTGCTCGCGTCGTACGCGAGGCTGACGAGTTTAACTATGAATACGGACTTGAAGAAAAGCTTCATCACAAGCTGGGCGACGATGACTCATCGCCAATTTCTCACGTTTATTCAGTGGCAAAGCTCAAGGATGGAGGTGTCCAGTTTGAAGTAATGAGTGCAAAACAGGTTAACCAGATTGCATCTCAGAGCAAATCGGTAAAGAAAAACAAAGATGGCTCAATCGACTGGCAAAATACCAATTCACCTTGGGCAACCCACTGGGAAGAGATGGCGAAGAAGACGGTCATCCGTCGCCTGTTCAAATACTTGCCGGTCAGTATCGAAATGCAGAAGGCCGTAGTGCTGGATGAGAAAGCCGAAAGTGACGTTGACCAGGATAACGCATCTGTCCTGAGTGCTGAATACAGCGTTCTGGAAGGAGACGGAGGAGAGTAACCATGCGAAAACTCGCTCAGTACCGGCGCAACAATCACCCGAACAGCGGATTCAAAGAGAAAGTCACCTTCCAGCTATCCAAGCGACCAATGACAGGGCGCGAATTATGCGCCCTTTTTCATATGACGCTCGGTGAGTTTAACCACCAGATGCGCGAATGCCTGAAGCCATGCAAATCAATCTCTATCACCTCATCCGACCCGGTGAAGGTTGGCAGAGTCTATGACCACACCTACACGCTGGAGCGCAAGCCTAAGCGACTGGTGCCGCTTAATTCGGTGCCAATCATCATCAGCGGCGGCGGGTTTGATGCAGAGCGCAGACAGCAGGCAATCATCGCGGCTAAACGCCGGGCGCGGGTAATTGCGCTGGGGCTCAATCCGGGCTGCCTGGACTAACTATTTTCGCCGCGGCAGTTAGCCTGACAGCGGCATAAGGGGTAAGAGAATGACCGAAGAGCAGAAGCAGGCGCTGATTGAATGGCTTGAGGAAGGTTTGATGTGCAGCGCTGAGTATGGTTTCAGCGGCAATAGCATTAAGTCTATGCAAATCGCACTCACCGCCCTGACCGCGCCCGCCGCTGACTTGGCGGAACTGGTGCCACCTAAAATGACGTGGCAGGACAGCAATAATATGGCAGAAGTTGCAGGCTGGAACGCATGCTGTGACGCCATACTTCGAAACATTGAGGCGGCGAAATGATTAGTGATGAGCAATTAGCAAGGCTTGCAGCAGGAGATACTGTGTTTCTTCACTCTGAAGGAGCTGAGATGGCAAAGGAGCTGCTGGCGCTGCGTAAGGCGTTTAGTGAGCCGGTGGCTTTCTACGCCGATGGTGCCTATTACAATACGGCGAAAGCAGCGCTAAAAGATGGCGCTGAAGAGATTACCCCTCTATTCACAGCGCCCGGCCCGGCACAATAAGCGATATACTCCCCACAGGAGGACATCGCATGTCACACAACTTAGCAGCACGCAGCAGAGAAGAACGCGACAAGGTCAACGTTGATTTGGCAGCATCCGGCGTGGCTTACAAGGAGCGTTTAAACCAGCCAGTTATCGCCATGGAAGTGGAATTGCAGCAGCCGGCGGATTTACGTGAATATTTCCGTGAGCGATTGCAGCACTACAGGAACGTTGCGCTGCAGTTCCCGCGCGGCACTGACCCGGTTTATCAGAAGGAGGAAGGGATATGATGGACCTAGTGGCAATAGTTTCATTGATAGCCACATTAGCAGGCGTTTTTTATGCCAAAAAAGCGGCTGACAGCACTAAAGAAATATCATTCCCTTCACGTAACCCAAGGAGTTCCTACAAAATAATTAAGCATTATTCGAAAGAATCTCGTGATTTTGAAAATTTTATCGCGGCCAATATAGACAGAAAAATATATCTAAACGTTTATTTTGATGGGCGAGATTTTGAAGGGCACATAACTTTACCTTCTGGCGATGAGATAGGACTAATTACCATAAAAACCCTTTCTGCTAGCGCTACGGAAAGAGAAAGAATTCGAAGGGGTTCAGACCAATTCGATGTCCATATCATCAGTAACGAATCAGATGCGTTTTTAGGATATAGCGCTGGGGATTATATGCTAAAGGGATATTTTTGTGTAGTTGGATACGGTGGGCCCAGGCAAGGAATAATGGGCGCAATGCTAAGGCCAGTAAACATAAATAGCTAACAGACCTGCTCCGGCAGGTTTTTTTATTCTCAAAATCTGGAGATAAACATGAATTTTGCAGATCCGATTGATGAAGCCTCAGAACGCGAGCGGCAGATGGTTGGGGTTGCCCTGGCTAACCGACCAAAGCCCACGATGACCTACACCGGCCTTTGCCATAACGGCGATTGTGGAGAGAAGACTACGAAGGGCTTCTTCTGCTGCAGCGAGTGCCGGGAAGATTATGAGCGCATTGAGCGCGCTAAGCAGCACAGGAGAGTGGCATGAAGATTACACAAAGCACCATCGAGCAAATAGTCATTACAGATGTTGAACGCCTCGACCCAGTAAAGGTGATGATTGAAAACATCCAGCCTGGCGTCGGCAATATCACTATCACCTGCTTCGGTAAATCATGGACCTCTTTCTGGGGCTCGATGTCTGACCGTTCTATTCAGGAGTTCTTCGTAGACTGCAACGATTCCTACCTGATTAACTGCCTTGATCGTGGAATCAGCAGCGTTCTTGATGGCACCGACAACGAAGCCAACATAGAATTTGTGAAAGGTCGTATTTGCAGATTGCGCCGCGACGGAGACATATCTGAACGGGAGGCTCGTGAATATTGGGATGAAGCAGAAGGATGTGAAAACGTTAAAATGTTCTGCTGCGACTATAGCTACCGTTCGCCTTTACTGGCACTGCTTGGTGATGATCCGTGGTACGCAGGTTGGCCGACAGTGCCTAATCCTGACTACGAATATCTGAAGCGCATCGTGCAAACCGTCCGCAAAGCCATCAAGCAAACCTTAGTCGTGCCAGCCTAATTTCCCACCCACCCTATTCACTATCGCGCTCAAATAGGCCAGATCAAACCAGCCTGTTTCAGCCCCTTTTTACATATCATCTTACTGATATATATAAGTTATATCGGTTGATCAAAGTCGCGCTCTGCGTGAGGAGTTGTTATGTCTGATGAAAGCACGCGAGCAAAATTGCTGCTCGCCGTTGATGAAAAAGAATGCCTCTTTATGGAAGCAACCGGTATACATCAGAACATGTTCCGGACCGTTTACACGCTATTCTTCGGCATGATTCCTGAAGGACATCAGATTAAAAGCCGCTGCCACAATAAAGAGTGCGTCAACCCACGCCACCTTTATCCGTTTGATCACAGCAACCCAAAGCATCGGCTGGAAGAGCATATAGAGCACAAGGAAAACGGATGTACAGAGTGGGTTGGACACAAAAATTCACAAGGGTATGGACGAATTCAAGTGAACCACAAGGATATAAGAACTCACCGATTGGCCTATGAATTGGCTAACGGACCTATCCCAGAAGGAATGGTAGTCCGTCACAAGTGTGATAACCCTTCCTGCATAAACCCTACCCACCTTGAGATAGGAACTCAGCAAGAGAATATTAGGGACAGAGATGAGAGAGGTCGCACTTTCGTACACGCTGGCGAAACCACCCCCAACTCAAAGCTAACCAATAAGGATGTCCTTTACATCCTGCAATCATCAGATAACAACACGTTCCTGGGAAAGAAATTCGGAGTTAACTCTTCAACGATACTCGCGATCAAAAGACGGAAAACGTGGAGGCATATTGGTAAAGCAGAATAAATCGGCACGTATGACCCTTTTATTAATCATCGCCTGCATAGTGGCCTGGCTGTGGCCGCCAAAGGAGTAGATATGGAAAATGTTGTTCAGCTAATGCCCAATAAATGGGTGTCCGAGGCCGTTCTTACCACAGTAACCGGCATGACCAAGCACATGATTCAGCACGCGCGCCGGTCAACTTGGCTTGAGGGGAAGGAGTATCGCCATGTGGCTCCCGACCTCGCGCCAAAAGAAAACAGCCCGATCATGTACTGCCTGCCAGAAATAAATAAATGGATTGAGAAACAGCGCCCGGCGATCCGACGCCGCATTTCTGCTTAAATGGACTCCCTTTCAACAACGAGGAGCAGTGATGGCTAAATACCCCACAGGCGTAGAAAACCACGGAGGGTTTCTTCGCATATGGTTCATATATAAAGGTAAGAGAGTTAGGGAAGGTCTGGGGTTGCCAGATACACCAAAAAACAGGAAGGCAGCAGGAGAACTGAGGGCTTCTGTTTGCTATCAGGTAAAAACCGGCACCTTCAGTTATCCAGATCAGTTTCCAGGCTCTCCCAATGCCGGTAAATATGGCGTACAGAGAAGGCTGGTGACACTGGCTGAGCTGGCAAACAAATGGCTTTCAGTGAAGGAAATGGACCTTACCGCAAACGCACTGAGGCATTACAGGTCATACGTTGGATCATGCCTGGATGTAATCGGCCATGAAAAAATGGCTGACTCAGTGACGCAGGAAGACATCCTGATTGCAAGGAAGGAGATGCTGACGGGAATACAGCGGCCGCGAGGAAGGAACCCGATACCTACCGGAAGAGGCAGAACGGTGCCAACGGTGAATTCATACTTCGCCTGTCTGAAGGGAATGTTTTCGTTCGCCGCGGCCAATGGCTATGTGCAGAGAAACCCGATGGAGACTTTTGCGCCGCTGAAAAAGTCCAGACCAGCCCCTGACCCGCTGACCCGTGATGAGTACGCAAGGGTGATCGCCGCCTCTCCCACCGAGCAGATGACAAATCTCATCATCTTTGCCGTAAATACCGGTATGCGGCATGGAGAGATTATCTCTCTGGCGTGGGAAGATATTGATACTGTGGACTGGACGGTGAAGATAGTGCGCGGGCAGTCGATGACGAATTACTTCAACCCGCCGAAAACAGACTCCGGCATCAGGACCATTCAGCTGACCGCCCCTGCCATTGAGGCGCTGAAGTCACAGATGGTGCTGACGAGAATGGGACAACAGCATGAGGTAACGATTCATCTACGGCAGAAGGAGGCGACGCGAACAGACCTGTGTACTTTCGTTTTTTCACCGAGGATCACAACCCGTAATGGTGGGACGGCAGACTGGTACACATCAGGGACAATCAACGCCGCCTGGAGAACGATGCTGAGGAAGGCTGGTGTCAGAATGAGGAAGTCATATGAAACGCGGCATACTTTTGCATGCTGGGCACTTGCGGCCGGAGCCAACCCTAACTTTGTTGCTCACCAGATGGGGCACTCTTCGGCGCAGATGCTTTACAACGTTTACGGTAAATGGATGACCGAGAACAATCACGATCAGGTCGCTCTCCTGAACGCTGATTTTTCACAAAATGCCCCACCCATGCCCCACAAGAAAACCGCTTAAACATAACCTTCTGTATTTATTGCAACTTTCCATATCAATACTACTTGCTGTCGATGAACTGTATTGAGCTGGCGCGCAGTTTCGTCTATCTGGCGAACCAGGGGCAGACGCTGGATGGCAGCTGGATGATTACGCCGCGTCAGGCGCGGCAGATTAACGCGCTGATGATCACCAGCGGCATGTATGACGGTGCGGGTGAGTTTGCCTGGCGCGTCGGGATGCCCGCCAAGTCGGGGGTTGGCGGTGGGAT